TTGCTGCGATGCAACCTGAGTTTCAAGATGAAACCCCTGTGAATGTGTTCGATCTTTGGGAAGGTGCTAACTTCAAACTGAAGATCAAGAAGGTTGCTGGTTACTGGAACTACGACAGTTCTGAGTTTGATAGTGTCTCTGCTCTGTCTGCTGATGACACTCAACTTGAGAAAGTTTGGAAGAGTGAATACTCTCTCGCAGCCTTCACTGCTCCTGATAGTTTCAAGACCTACGAAGAACTGGAAGCACGTCTGAACCTCGTGCTTGGCGTTACTTCCCGTCCTGCTCGCCCTTCCTATAGTGAAGATGAGGAAGACTTTGAACCTGTGGCAGAAGAACCTGCCCTGCCTTCGTTCCGTTCCCGTGTTGCTGCTGTCCCCACTCCAGTGAAGGAAGAAGCAGTCGTGGATGATGACGATGCTCTCAGTTACTTCGCTCGTCTAGCTGAAGAAGACTGATTTCAAAATCAAAAATTGATTTTCATTGGCGGGAAAAAAATTTTCCGCCAATTTTTTGTCTAAAAAGTTCAACCAGTTTTTTTGAGTTGCTGAGTGACGTAGTTACCAGATTTCTTGTAGAGATTTTGCTTTCTGAAATCATCTACAAATGATTGTAGGTATCTTGGTTTTAGAAGATAAATTTTTCTTTTTTTCTCGTTCTCTTGTGTATAATGTTCTATAATTGTGACTGGACGGCATAACTCGTTGCCGCTTTTCACCACTATTTGACCATTTATATTTAATTTGTGGGTTGTATTATAAAAAGTCTGATCTACATGTAATCCTTCTGGATATGGACCATACTCATAGGTTTCATAGTGATGAATGGTTCCGTATGGATCATCAAATTCTTTCTCTGCTACTTTAGATAATTCATAATTGGTCATCGGCCAATCATATTGAGCATTCACCATATTATTTGTTAGTAGGATCACCCAATCATAAAATGGATTACCATACAGTTTGTCTGCTAATGTATCTGGTCTTTCACCATCGTTGATTGTATATTTTGTGAAGAATACAACGTAAGAGAAGACTTCATCATTAACTTTATATCTACGAAAGAAGTTCTTAGCAGTAATGAAGTCTGCTTCAGAGAAAGGATAACTGATTGGTTTCTCATCGTATGAGATATTGGGAACGATTGAAAAAAACATTTTAGTATCCTGCGTTTACATCTTCTCTGAAGATGAGTTTTGTTTCTTGGAAGTTTAAACTCATTTGATAAGCAACCATACGTCCATCTCTTGTTGTGGCATATGTTCCATCTGGCGTATAGTTCACATCAACTTGAGTAAGAGCACACATTTTAAACTGTGGAACATTCTTATTTAAATCAGATCCACGCATGAATGTAACCTTAGTTAGGTCTGGAACTTTGATAAATCCAGCTTGATAACCTTGTTCATCAAATGATTCTTTCAAAGCTTCTGCTCCAGAATTGGCGTATGGGAGCATTGCTTTTTTGAAGGTTCTAATAATTTCTTCTATTTGGTTTGCTTCAGAAGCATTTCTAGGAACTAGTTTAAATGTTAAAGTAAAGTTACGAAGATCCAATCCAGTAAATAAAAGTTCTGTATTTGGATTGAGAATTACTCCACGGGTGCTAGAAAAAATATCATCAAGAGATACACTTTCTCCAGTAATTTTACTAATTGCTCCTGATATTATTTGCGCTCCAGCAATTGTTGTAAACCTATCCAAACCTTCATTTGCTGTTTCACCAAAACTTTTAAGTTTTGCCATAAGATCGGTTCCGCCAGCAGTTCTTAAAATACCAGCACCAATATTGCTAAAATTCTTGCCAGTCCAATTTGCTTTGAAACCAGTTGATATATCTTCTGGCATATAAAGAATGATAGATTTTAAATTGGTTGGATTATATTGTTCAACGGAAGAATTATATTTTGCTAAAGATTCCAATCCAAACTCAGAGGTACTTCCATCATTTTTAAATGGAGGATTGTATTCGTAAAATTCAAACACTACGTAGTCAGTTTCTGCTCCAATGGGAGGATTGTTTGGATATCGTAAAGCATTACTGGATCCAGCAGTAACACTTGATTTTTTGGGACCAGATATTGTAATTTTTTCCTGTTCCTTTACAGCATTTTCCTGAGCTACTTTATTAGCAGCCGCAGTTGAGGCAGAAGCAACTGGTTTTCCATCTACATCTTTAACTTGCCCAGTGGCAGTCATAGTCATGCCAGGAGTTATTAATAATTCTCCAGATTTCCATGGATCATACGACATTACTGTGTCATCTCCCTACTTTGCTTTGTTCCGTATCCTTTTATTGTTCTGTGACCAGTAATTTTGTCATAATATTTGTCAAGTGTTTCTTTCCAAACCTCTTCTTTGTTGATAGGAAATTTGACACCATTCACATCTTTGACAAAATCTTCTGTGGGTAGAAGAATAGCAGTGTCCCATTCAGCAGAAGCAAGATCAATATATAATCCCTGGACATGATCGTGTATGTATTTATGGAAACATGCCTTCGGCATATCAATTTTTCCTTCCATCAATTTTTTGACGGCAATAATTCTTTTTTTGATAGGTAAGTAATGGAGATTTGCCCCCCAAAATTCATCTTTACTTGATTTAAAAACATAAACTAGAGGAAATCTATCATAGTAAGGCAACCATTTCATTTTTGCCTTGTATTCAAACATATAAAGGTGACCTTGAACTACAAATTTTCTTAGTTCATTTTGGTCTTGTTCTTTTGCTAGACCACCTTTATCACTTTTTTCATCTAGAACATACTTATTAAAATTTTTCTTGTATTTTCCTGCCTCTGATTTTACTGCGGCGAGATACCAACTATAACTCTTTGCTTCTCCACCAGTTGCTGCTGTTACTCTTTCAAAGAGTGTTTTGTATCCTGGTTGTTTATTGACTTTGTTTCTTTGAATTGCTGCGAATCCTTGTGCCATTGTTATACTCCTAAATGGTCTTCGGTGAGTATCAAGAAGTTCATCTGTCTATCTTCACAATACTCACGAGCAGCGGACCATTTAGCTTGGTTCTTTGCGAATGTTAAAACTGCTTCACGATAGGCAGTTGTGCGTTTGTTTTTTTCATTCGGGGGTTGAGTTTGTCTTTTGGGTTTAATCTCAATAATATACTTGGAGATCTTTCCATCCTTTTCACGAACCTTGATGTAGAAATCTGGATAGTATCGCCTCACCTTACCATCGGGAGCACGATAAGGAATGATTACCTCTTCGCTCCCCCACTCTATTATTGAGGAGTTGTTATCACAGAACACCATGAACTTTCGTTCCCATAGCGACCTATAGATAACACGAGTTGGGTTTCCACGATACTTACTAGGATTTACAGGTTTGTATAACCCAGAGTATGCCATAAATATAGTTGTACCAACATAGGTATTTAGCGTGTCAGTAAATAACTTCATCAATACTATTGCTAAGTATGGCGGAATGTCATATAGTAATAACTTTGAGGTTAAGTTCATTAATCCTAAAGTTACTTTCAATGACTTAGATACCATCGTGTCATTGTTTTGTAATGAAGCTCAGCTACCTAACACCAATACTGCTCAAGGCAGTGTTAATGGATTGTATGTTGGCAGTGGCACTGTACAATATCCACATACAAGAGTGTACACTGAATTACAACTTGGATTTATGCTGGATGCTAATCTATCAGCATTGAAATTTTTGAACAAATGGTTGGATTTTATTTTTAGTGGCGATGGAAAGTTAGGAACGGTTCAAGAATGGCAAGATCAACAGAACAATAAGTCATTATCCCAACTACAATCTTTGGCTACAACAAGTATACGACCAGAAAATAGAGCAGTTCGTCTAAAATATAGAGATGAATATGCTTGTACTATGTTGATCAGTAAGACAGAACAAGGACCATACGCAGCAAATCAAAGAGCTCCAATTACTTACGTCTTAGAAAATGCGTATCCATATGCGATTGACGCAATACCATTGTCCTATGGAAACTCTCAGATCACTCAGGTCTCAGCACAGTTCTCATATTCCAGACACTATACTATTCCTAATAACATTACTTCTGTGGCTGGTACTTTAAACGGAATGTATACTGGCAAAGCAAAAGCAGATGTTCAACAAAAGGTAGTTCCTGGTTCCAAAACGTGATTTTCAATTCTATGAAATTGGAAAAAATTTTTCCGCCAAAAAATCGCTGAAAAAGTCGCGCTAAATATACATATGATCTGGTCTAAACATAATGGCATTACCACAAGTTGTTCTTCCAACGTATGAGTTGGAAATTCCATCTAATGGCAAAAAAATCAAATATCGTCCATTTGTAGTAAAAGAAGAAAAACTGCTTTTACTGGCATTAGAGACAAATGACGAAAAACAAGTTGAAGAGGCAATGAAGACATTGCTGAAAGGTTGTATTCAAACTAAAGGTATCAAAGTTGAAGAATTGGCATCTTTTGACCTAGAATACATTTTTCTTCAAATTCGTGCCGTTTCGGTTGGTGAAACAATTGAGATGAATATCACCTGTAGAGATGATGAAGAGACTGTTGTAAAATATAATCTCAATTTACTAGAAGTCAAAGTAAATAAACCAGAAGGACATTCTAACAAAATTGATCTCACTGATGAAATGGGTGTGATCATGAAATATCCATCATTTGACGATTTTATCAAAACTTCTATTCTTGGTGCTCCTATCACCGCTGATGGAGTAATTGAAAATCTTGCTGATTGTATTGATCAAATTTACAACGGTGAAGATGTTTATGATAGTTCAACAACCAGTAAAAAAGAATTTATTGAATTTGTTGAAGGATTTACAAACAAGCAATTTGAGAAAGTACAGCAGTTTTTTGCTGATACACCAAGACTAGAACATACATTTTCTCTCAAAAATCCAAAAACTGGAATTGTTTCTGAGTACACGATTTCGGGACTGACCAATTTTTTCGGATAGCACTCTTCCATAACAGTTTGGAAGGGTACTATAAAACCAACTTTGCTTTGATGCAGCACCATAAATATAGCTTGACTGATATTGAAAATATGATGCCATGGGAGAGGCAGGTTTATACTACTCTTCTGATGCAGTATCTGGAACAAGATAGACAAGAACAAGAACGAGCAGCACAACGCTAATGGCACACGGTTTTCTTACACCCACACCAGTATCAGGAGATAACTTCTGGAAAAACGTTGAATGGTTGTGGAAAAAACTAAACAAAGAGAAGGAAGAGAAAGAAAAAAAAGAAGAAAGTGGTGGCGCATTAGCAACAACTCCAAAACCAGATATCTATGATCCAGGATTAAAAGCGGTAAGAGTTTCTGATGTTACTGCCTCAAAAGCACAAAAGAGTGAACCACCAGCACTAAAGATGCTCAAGCAATCTGCTGTTGCTGGTGTCCTTGGTGCTGGATCTGATGCTATTGTAAAAAAAGAACAATTAGCACTACCACCAGGGGGACCAAGACTTCCTGGTGGAGCATCTCCAACAAAAGGTGGAACATTTACAAATCTTTCTGGTATTTCTGCTGCTCCAAAAAAATTAGATAGCGAAGCATTTTTCAAAGCAGCACAAACTGGAGTAGACCCAGAAACTGGAAGATATCTTAGTAGTGAAGAAAGAAAGGAATTTCTAAAAAAATCAAAATCACAGTTAAATGCTACTGCGAGTGTAGCATCAGCAGCAGCACCAGGAATTTCTAGTGCTTCTTCTCTCATGACTAAAGGAGATGAAGCAGTTGTAGGATCTGTTGATAATTTAACGAATGTAGTTAGTTCTTTGGTTGATGCTGTAAAAGCACAAACAGCGGCAGACAAGCAAATTGCTCAGAATGCGAAATCATCAGCAGAAAAGATTGCAAATAGATCTCTAGCAAGAGATGAAGAAAAAGCATTGGAAGCTGGAACTGATAATTCTGGATTTATCACTCCAACTGGTGGATTGGGTTCACTTACTGGTGGTGGTTCCAGCGGTGGTGGAGGCGGTGGATTGGGTCTTGGAACTGCTTTGGGAGCAGCTGGTAAGATCATCGGCAAAGCGGCACCAGGCATCGGCGCAAGAGGAGCTGCTAGGGTATTGCCAAGGGCTGGAGCAGCGGTTGCTGGTAAAGGCGGCGCCAAGGCATTGATGAAAATTGGTGGAAAAACAGCAGCAAGAATGATCCCAGGTGCTCAAACAGCAATTGGTCTTGGACTTGCTGGAGAAGCATTGAGTAGAGGTGATATTTTAGGCGCTGCTCTATCAGCAGGATCTGCGATACCAGGACCAATTGGGTGGGGATTTCTGGCAGCTGATGTTGCCAGAGATGTATCTGGTGGTGGAAAAGGAATGGCTAGAGGAGGTTTAGTCACTGGTGGTAAGAAGAGTGTTGTTGATGATGTGCCTATTCGTGCCGATGAGGGCGAAGTTGTGATGAGTAATGCTGCTGGTAATGCTTGGGGTAGAGGTACACTATTGGCGATGAATGCGATGGGTGGTGGATCCAATAATCCTACTGGGGGGAAAGCATATAATCAAGGTGGTTTGGTTGGTGGGGATAAGGCAAAATCCAAGCAAATGTTTAAGTTGTTTGGTGAAGGAATGATTGATGCTCAAAAAGCAAATAGTAGAGATTTTGCGAGAATTCAATCTCAAGGACTGAGACAATATTATGAAAATGAAGGTGGTGGAGAAAGATTAGGAAAAAATCTTGCTAGTGTTTGGGGTAAAATTGGAGGTGTTCTTGGATCATTGTTTAGTGGAACTTTAACCACTTTACTTGGTGGAGCTGCTCAAGCTGCTCCTACTGGAAATCCAGCAGATTATTTGAATGGTGCTGGAGATTTCAGTGGAACTAGCGGACAAGCTCAAGCAATGAATTATTTCATGAGCCAAGGATTAACAAAAGATCAGGCTGCTGGTATTGTTGGTAACTTAATGCAAGAATCTGGAGCTGGAATTGATCCAAAAGCAAAGAATGCTACTGGACATCGCGGAATTGCCCAGTGGGATAAAAACAGATGGGGAAATTTTGAAAAATGGGCAAAACAAAAGGATTTGGATGTGAACACACGAGAAGCACAGCTTCAGTGGATTATGGAAGAAATGAGAACTGGCGCTGGCGGACTTAGCTTAAAAACTTTAAAAGGAGCAAAAACATCCAGAGAATCTGCTACGATGTTCTTGGAAAAATTTGAACGATCTGGGGAAAAGGCAGGATCTGCTGGATTTGAAAATAGAATGAAAAATGCTGCTAAACTTGCTGCCACAAAAGACTTTGGTAGTACGATGAGAGGATCTGGAGGTGCTGCTGCTTTAGCACAAGCTGCTGCTTCCATGAAAGGAATGTCGAGTAAAGCGGCACCTGATGGTGGTAGAAATGGTTGTGTTTGGGCGGTAAATAAAGTTTTTGCTAAAGCTGGTATTCCTACACCGTGGGGAACATCAGAATATGTTCCTACAGCAGAAGAAATGATGATCAAGGCTGGATACACTCAAGTATCCTCCCCGCAACCAGGAGACCTCTATGTTGCTCCTGGACAGAAACATATTGGTGTCATAACACCAGATGGAAAAGTAATTTCTAATTCTTCGAGTGGAGCACAATTTAGTTGGGTAGACACAGTTGCTGGATATAATTCTTATTATCGTGGAAAAGGTAAAATTTACAGAATGCCAGCTGGTGTGGCAGCAAAAGCAGGAAAACCATCTGGAACTCCAACTCCAACAGCAGCAGCTGCTAAAAAACCAACTGGATCTGGAGGTGGTAGAGGATCTGGATCTTCTCCTGGTTCTCTAAGAGCGATGCCAACAACGGCACCAGCAAATCGTACTACTGGCAATGAAGTAGCACAAGCATCGGCATCCTACAGTTCTAGTATGAGAAACACCAGAGGTGGTGGAACGACAATTATTAATAACAATAACACTCAAGCGGGCAGCGGTGCTCAGGTAGCAGCAGCAGGACCAGCTGGTGGTTCAAGTTCTACAGGACTAGCGGCGCTGGCATTAAGAGTACAGAGTTAATATTATGGCAGAATTTCAATCAACAACAGATTTTAAAATATCATCCATCACGATAACATCCGCTGATGGCAAAAAGTCTTATGACATAAAAAATCTTGTTCAGATTTTTAATTATGTTGAAAGCACAAATTTTGCTTTTCTAATGGGAACAATGGCAATTGTTGATAGTGGTGGTCTGATTAATTCTATGCCAATCCAAGGTGGAGAATTGATAAAGGTAAGAATACAGACAAATACTAACGAATCTGGTGAAGAGTATAATTTAAGAATATGGAAAATTGCGAATAGATATGTAAAAAATCAAGATCAGTCTTACACTCTTGGATTAATCTCTGAAGAAGCACTAAACAACGAATGTGTGAGAGTTGAAGTTCCATTAACTGGCAAACCAGATGAAATTATCGCAAAACTCTTGAAAGAATACTTAAAGACAGAAAAAACTTTAAATAGTGAGCCTTGTTTATTTGAAACAAAAATAATTGCTGCCAGAAAAAGAGTTTTTGACATTGCGGCAATGTTAATGCCAAAATCTGTACCATCTGAACAAAAAAGTGTTTCTGTAACAACGTCTTCAAAAAGTAATTCTACATCAGTAAAGGATAAAGAACAGATTATAGGTGGAAGTGCTGGATTTTTCTTTTGGGAAAATAAGAGAGGATTTAATTTTTACTCAGTTGATACTTTATGCTCGGACAAAGAAACTGAGAATTATAAGATAAAACCTTGGGGACCATATGTAGAAAAAATACTAAACCAAGATGATGGAGCAGATGATAGATTTACAATTAGCGAAATTAATTTTAATTCCGAAGTAGACTTGATATCTGGATTAAGATTTGGAAAGTATTCCACAAAAGTATGCTTTTTTAATCATTCTACTGGACAATATGACGAATACATCTATAATATGAAAGAAGCTTTTGATGACATGAAGCATTTGGGCAGTCAAGAAGAACCAACTTTAGTTAGAATATCTGCCAATCAAACATTGGCAGACTATCCCACTAAAATTATGTCCATGATATTGGATCATGAAACTTGGTATAATGAAGATAAACCAGCATCTCCATATGAAAAGGATGGCGCAACAAATCCATCACAATATTCCGATAGACATTTAGAATATGCTGCCCAATCTATGGCAAGATACGAAACTTTATCAAATCAAAAAGTTACAGTAGTCATACCTGGAAATTCTCAAATTTGTGCTGGAGATAGGATAGATATTCGCATTACAAACAAACAACCTAGCAAATTTGCCAAAGATGATCCTTTTGATCCAGAATATAGTGGAATATATTTGATTATGGAAGTCACGCATTCATATGATACTTTAATAGGATCAAATGGGAGATTTACAACTACACTTCGTCTTGCTAGAGATACTCATGGTGTTAAAGATCGTGTCTCTCAACATGGCAACTAAATAATGTAACAGGAGGAAACTAAAAATGGAAAATATTGACGTACATATTGAACAAGATAAAAAAATTCTCGATGATCCACAAACATCTCCACAAGCTCGTAGACATACACAAGAAGAACTTACCGCTCTAGAAGCATACAAAGAGCGTCATCCAAATGATGATCATGATCCAACATCATTAGAACTCTTTTGTGATAGCAATCCAGGTGCTTTGGAATGTAGAGTATATGATGATTGAGTGATATGGATCAACTATTATCTCAACTCATCCCAACAAATAAAATTGGTAATGATGGTTTTAATTGGTGGGTTGGTCAAGTAGAAGGAACAGCAGCAGACGAACCTAATAACAAAGGTGGAATTCGTTATAAGGTGAGGATTGTTGGCGAACATCCTCAAAGCAAAGAAATACTTGACACTGCTGATTTACCATGGTGTAGTGTGATGATGCCAGTTAACGTTCCCTTTATGCCTGGGAACGAAGGCGGAGCAGGTTCTCAATTAAAACCTGGATGTTGGGTTGTTGGATTTTACTTAGATCCAGAAAGACAAAAACCGATAATAATGGGGTCAATTGGTCAAACCCCTGGTGCCACAACAATTGTTAAAAACGCCAGACCAGAAGACCCACCATTTACTACAGCAATACCAGCGACTGTTCAACCAGCAAAGGATGGTACTCCAGCACCAGAAAATAAAGAAGGCGGACAATCTGAGAATACAAATCAAAGCACAGGTGGATTGCCAGATGGTTCTTTAGGTAAAGATGGAAAACCAAGAGTTCCTATTCCCCAAGGTCCAGCACAAGGAGATGAAGAAGAGAAGTGGTGTCAATCTGTAGCAGAAAAATGTGAGAAAGATGATCTTGGATCTTCGATTAAGTATATTCTTTCAGAACTATTGGCAGCAGTTCAAAATAATGGTGGGCAAATAGGAGATTTTTTAATAAACAAATATACTGGTGGACTATACAGTGCTGTAGAAGAAGCTAGAAGATATACAAATAAAATTTTATTTGTCGTACAGCATTTTATCGCAAAAGTTAAAGGATTTATCATTGAAAAATTAGAAGCTGCTGTTAGGGATCTAATTAATGCTTTACTATACCCATCAGAAGAAGGTAATGCCTTAACCCCAGTTACTGAGTTTTTTAATAAATTATTGAAAGACCTTGGATGTCAAATGGCAGATCTTGGAGATCGCTTGGCAGAATGGTTAACAAATGTTTTGATGGATCTTGTCACACAGATTTATCAGGCAGTTGCTTGTCAAATTGATACTTTAGTTAATGGCATATTATCTAAAATTAATTCTTTGATAGAAGAATTACTTGGTAATATTTTGGGTCCACTAGAAGATATCCTTGGTGCTATTGCTGGACCATTGAATATCATTGGTGGAGCAATTAATTATGTTTTATCTTTACTAGGAATTTCTTGTTCTGGACCAGACCAAACCTGTTCGGAATATAAAAAAGTTTGTACAGATGGAAGTAGGGATGAATCATCTGATGATGGAAAGGATTTTCTCGATGATTTACTTTCTGGAATTGATAATCTATTCCCAGTCACTGGAGCTGATTACACATCATACACATGCGAAGAAGCCTATACTGGAAATAGTTTAGCAGTTACCACTGTTGGATTTACTGGCGGAATTCCTCTTCCTGGTGGAACTGGATCTTCCACAGAAAAGTTAAAAATTATCTACACAATTGATGACATTCAAGTAGAAGAAGGAAAAGACGCTATATTTACAGTAACTAGATCTGGATATACATCAGCAGCTTCTTCCGTAACATTTAAATCTTTAACAGAGCAAGGTACAGCGACAGCAAATTCTGATTATCTACCAGCAGAAGACATTCTCGGATTTGCTCCTGGAGAAACTCAAAAGAAAATAACTTTCAAAACTTTCTATTCTGATGCTGTTGAAAAGGATGAGGACTTTTTTGTAGAACTTGCTCTAAACAGTCCTGGTAGTGGAAGTGGTGTATCTTCGGAATTTATTAAAAATATTGGAAAGTGCGTCATTACAGAAATTGATCTAACTGAAGAAGGAGATAGATTTAATCCAAAACCAATCAATCCATTTGATAATATTGATAATAATTTTCCAACTTCGTTAGTTGGTGAAGAAACTGGTGATGAAGATACAAACACTGGTGGAAATCCAGGTCAAAAAAAGAGTTTTTCTTCCCCTTCATATAAAGTTATTGCTGATAGATCTACAGTAAAAGAGGGAGAATTTGTTGTGTTCACAATTACAACAAAAAATGTTCCCAATGGAACTGCTGCCTTTTATACCTTAAGTGGTGTCTCCAATGATGATGTTGTTGGTGGCAGTTTAGTAGGATCTTTCATTATCAATAATAGCACAGCAAAGGTCACAATTGGAATTGAAGAAGATGATAGACCAGAAGACTATGAAACATTAACATTTTCTATTAATGGCACTGGAGCAACGACTAGTGTTTTGATTGTACCAGATTCAAATAAAGAAGGTGGTGGATCATCCATTGAAGAATATGATATTGGAGTTGGTGATGGAACACAAACGACATATGATGAATTTGAATTGCCTACTGTAAATCCAGATAAAATTATTACTGACGATACTGGAGGAATTATTCAAATTCCAATTGATAATCCTGGAGATCCATGGGCAGAACCTCCATATGTATTTGTTGGTGGAGAAGGAATTGGAGCAACAGCAACTGCTCTTCTAGACGAAAACGGTTATCTAACCGAGATTCGTGTCAAATCATCTGGGTATGGTTATAGAAAGAATCTAGCACAGGAAAACGATGTCCGTTGTATCATAGATAGTTTTACATTGATCCGACCAGGAATCGGATATACAACAGTTCCAGATATGTATGTTAATGGAAAACTTGGAATCGCAGAAGCAATCATTAATGAAGATGGATTTGTAATAGGTGGAAGGATATTGGATCGTACTAAAACTTTTGATAAATTTCCAGAAATTATTGTTGTCGGTGGCGGTGGATATGGAGCTAAATTATTGCCATCATTAGTATGTCTAGATACTAATGATCTTACAACTGTTGGTTCTACTAAGATCGGAACTGGTCGTTACGTTGATTGTCCATAGGAGTTGTAAATTATGGCAGGAAATAGAGAAGATCCATCATTAAGAGGTGGTTATGATCCAAGGGGAAACGCAAAAATAGAAAATTTGACAAAGCAGAAATCTGCTTCAAAATCAACGTATAATAATTTAACTACAAAAGGACCAGCAAAACCATCTACACCAAATGAAACTCAAACATTATCAGAAACTCCAAGAATTTTAACTTGCTGGAAATCTTCTTTAGGAAGATCTCACATTTATGAAAGATTGTATCCAGATGGCATTACATCAACACTTAGAATAGATGGTCCTGGGGATAGTTTTTTCGCTCTCGGAAATCAAGGCACAATTCATATTGTTTCTGGAAAATATAGTAAACAAGTTGGTGCTGGTAGTGGTAAATTAAATGTTCATACCTATGGTGGTCAACAACAGAAACATGAGGGAAGATCTAACTTTGAATATTCTGCTGGTGATGATTCCGAAAAATGTGCTGTTAATATTATAGCGTATGGTGATGTTACAGAAGATGCTAAAGGATCGCAAAGAACAATAAAAGCAGAAAAGATTTTTATTACAGCAGCAACAGAACTCTACTTATCTGGTCAAAACATAGTTCTCGCTGCTAACAATGGAACTGGTACAATTCAGTTATTTGCTGGAAATGTTGAACAAACTACTGCTAATAAAAAAGATATTGTTCTTGGACAAGTTATGAAATTTGGAGTATCTGAAGATACTACGATTTCTTTTGATCCTCGTGCTTCCGCAAACTGGGTTTCTCCAGGACATGTAAACTGGAAAATTCTTGGAGATTATCAACAATGGATTGGTGGAGCGGAGCAACATATTGTTGCTGGTGGCACTCCAGTTCCACCTTTGATTAAAGCAAGAGATAGTGCTTATTCTGTAAAGACTGCTGTTGGCGGTCAAACATATGATTCTGCTGACTTTATTAATAGAAAGGCAGTTGCGGCAATTATGGATGATGCTGGTGCTACATTTGATATTCTGGCAACTGGCGCTATGTCAATCAAAGCTGGTGGATCTATTGATCAAACTTCTGGAGCTACAATTGACATGAAGGCAGGAGCAGCAGTAAATATTGAAGCTGGAGCAGCAGCAAGTTTCAAAGCTGGTGCTACTGTTGATATTGTTGGTGCTGGAAATGTCAGTATTAAGGGTGCTCTTATTCTCCTAAACTAAATAAACGTAGTTGTGAAAGGGTCTTTATGCTTTCTACGCAATATCGTCTTCGTTTGGAAGCGATCTGTGACAAAATTATAGCACATCAAGAAGTGAGTTTGGAAGAGATGATATGGGCGGAAAAGTTAGCAAAAGCAAATAGAACAGCTGGGACAATGCTTCGTCAAGCAAGACGAAGAGCAGAAAATCCAGACATGACTGAAGATAGTATGGATGGATTTCTAAATGCCTTAGATATTGGTGGGACTGGACACGAAGGCAGAGGCATCAGCAGGTTCAACTCTGTTGATGAAATTGTTGATTTCTTTACTGAAGGCAGAGATAAACCCGAAGACTGGCGCCAGAGGGATTGACAGAACCTCAGAAACCGAGTAAGATAACTCTGTTCAAGGTTCGGGTGAGTAATGGCTCTATCAAAATCAGTAGAGGAAAGCTTGAAAGAAGCTTCTGCTTCTCTACGAAATGCTCTAGCATATGCTGCTAGGCAAGAACGACCGATTGTTTGTACTCAGATCGCTAAAATGATCTCTGAGATTGAAGGCATCGGATCATTTGATACAATTTTAGACAAACTGGAGGAATTGAAAAGTGAGTAATCCTAAAAAGCAATGGATTGATAAGAAAGGTCGCACCTGGGAATGGGAAGAAACCCCAGAGCTTCGGGCATTTATTGCCCAGCAGAGTGCCAGAAAAGCAACTGTCACACTGCCCTTGACGAACGCCTAATAATCGGGTATTATACATACATACAGAACACGAGAGAACGATGAAAGTTCCGAACTGGCAGCACCACTCCAAAAAAGAACAGAAGCGTTCTCTCAAGCCTCAAGCATTGAGAGATGCTAAGAAGCGTAGGCAAGCATTAAAAGCAAAACTGTTAGTGCGAATATGATGCCCTAATTTTATGGGGGTATAGCTTAATGGTTAGAGCGGCCTGCTTATAACGGGTTAGTCTGGGTTCAACTCCCAGTATCCCCATTCGCTCCTTTAGCAATCTGGTGAATGCAGCGAACTCATAATTCGCCTAAGGTGGGTTCGATCCCCTCAAGGAGCACCTTGCCCGTGTAGTCCAACGGCAGAGACAGGGGACTTAAAATCCCTCCAGTGTCGGTTCGAATCCGACCACGGGTATTCCTGTGTAAATAGTAACAGGAAATTTTGAGAGATCAAATGTAATGGCAGTTTTCAGATACACCATCACTCGAAAGCATGTCTTTGTTGACAGCGAACCTGTGCTGATGTATTATATTGAGAACATACCATTTGCTTTTGACATCTTAGAAGAAAACGAGAAACACGATAAGTGGATCTTAGCAGAAGCAGCACTCAATCAAGAATATACTATGGAAGATATCTTCCGTTATTCTGATTATTTGATTGCTGAAGAATGCCACCCCGTATTGTTTGAGTTAGATTTAGTTAATCCCGAAGTTTTACCCGATGAACCAGTTTCTTGAATATCTTGAAGGAACCTTTGCTAACAAACGGCAAGCACAATCTCATCCTACTCGTTATGCTCATATTCGGGTACAACATCGGAAAATTTCCGATTATCGTTTCTATGGAGAACAAGCATACAATTACCTTCTAAATAACCCATATCGTCAGTTTGTGATTGATGTAGAGGTTGAGAAGGGGCAGTTCCGTCTCAAAAACTACGAAATCCAAGATGCTTCTAGATTTGTTGAGTGTCAAAACCTTGAACTCATCACAGATGACATCTTGACATACCGAGAGGGATGTGATATTATTATGACACAGACGGGACCTGAAATGTTCCAGGGTGGAACCTCCACCTGTGAGTGCTGGGTTGATTGGCAAGGTATAAAAACCTATGTTCAAAACGAAGTCACTCTTACTAAAACTGAATATCATGTTGTTGATCGTGGATTACACGCAGAGACACATGAAAAAATTTGGGGTTCTGACTGGGGAGCATTCAAATTTGTAAAAATGCCTGAGTAGCTCAGCTGGATAGAGCAACGGTTTTGTAAACCGTAGGTCGTCGGTTCAAGTCCGACCTTGGGCTTTGGCAGTAATGCCAACTTCTACTACGGGTATCTTCCGTAGCGTCGTAAGGGGATGATTTGGCAGGGTCTTAAGGACTTTGCCTTCTGGGTGAAGTCCGATCATCCCCCCAAATGTAGGAACCAAAACCTCTCCTTGGTCTAGTATTCTGTGGCTAAGTGAAGTAAAGAGGGGGGCTTAAGGTGATGCTCCCCCCTCCTACCATTAGGGGAATTAGCTCAGTTGGTAGAGCACCTGCTTTGCAAGCAGGCTGTCAGGAGTTCGAGTCTCCTATTCTCCATGAGTTCTATATACTCACTATGTCACTCATTTCACAAGCAGACAGACAATTAGCACTTGAAGCAATTGAGTTCTATCTTTTTAATAAAAAATATGACTTTACTGAAGACAAAAGAATGCAACTTAACGCCCTTGCCAACTGGATTCGATTGGAAAGTTTCAAACATGAAAATTAATCTGTGGTACTGTGCTATAATGAAACAATGGCGCTGGTCACTCACAGATGATCATAGACCAATTGTTCGTCAAGAAAGCGGACAACAACCACATCTACGTGATGCTATGAATGACATAGCAAATACTGTAGAATATATGATGGACACTCAACAGTCCTGATTTCATTGGGGTGTAGCTCAACGGCAGAGCTATCGGCTGTTAACCGATCGGTTGCAGGTTCGAATCCCGCCGCCCCAGTTTCAAAAACCCTTATAAATAAACACACTAAAGGTCGAAAATCATGTCTAACTTCAGCAAGCAAATTGATATTATTATGGAAAGCGATTGCCGCTATTGGCATATCGCTCAAGCGCCCCTGCTTGCTCATAAGTGGAAACGATGATCTAACATCTGACACATAAGCAAGATTTATCAGGGGGGCAGGTCAAAAACCGCCCCCTTTTGCTATGATACATCCATCAACGGAAGGGGAACCACCCCGACCAGCACCTTGACAATTTAACCCTTTGGGTCTGTAACTCAGTTGGTAGAGTAGCGGGCTTTTAACCTGTAAGTCGTCGGTTCGAGCCCGACCAGACCCATCGTGGGAGGATTTCCGAGTGGTTAAAGGAATCTGACTGTAAATCAGACGGCTCTGCCTTCACAGGTTCAAATCCTGTTCCTCCCACCTTGACCCATTAGTGTAGCGGCTTATCACGCCACCCTGTCACGGTGGAGATCACGGGTTCGAATCCCGTATGGGTCGTATGGTCTCATCGTCTAGTGGTTAGGACAACACTCTTTCACAGTGTAGACACGGGTTCAAGTCCCGTTGAGACTATTTGGAATCGTAGCTCAGTGGTAGAGCACTCGGCTGATAACCGAGCGGTCACAAGTTCAAATCTTGTCGGTTCCACTTTGGAAGATTGGCTGAGAGGTCTAAAGCAACGGTTTGCTAAACCGTCGAAGGAGTAATCTTTCCGTTGGTTCGAATCCAACATCTTCCGTAGGACTCCAGCAAGGTGCTTGCTCGGATATAAAAGACTGACGCCTCCCTCCGCAGAAAGAGTAACCAGCAGGTCAGCGTCCATTTTAGCAGTATAGCTCAGTCTGGCAGAGCACGGGTTTCATACGCCTATGGTCGGTAGTTCAAATCTACCTACTGCTATGTGACGTTAGCCTAGTGGTAAGGCAGTGGTTTGTGGAACCACCTAGATGGGTTCAATTCCCATACGTCACCCCATTCTGAGGTCGCCAAGCGGTAAGGCAGCGGGTTTTGGTCCCGCCATTCGTGGGTTCGAATCCTACCCTCAGAACCAGTTGGGTTGGTCTAACGGTAAGATGCAGGTCTCCAAAACCTTGCGATGGGAGTTCGAATCTCTCACCCTTCGCCTACTCTCTTAGCTCAGTGGATATAGAGCACTTGACTACGGATCAAGGTGTCGTAGGTTCGAATCCTACAGAGAGTGTTGTTTCAAAAAACATATGAATAAAATTAAAGGTGATTGTACTTGGTCTGAACAATTTGGATATATCTGGTTATGTGTCAGAGAAATTATCAAAATGCAGATAGAGGGAGACAACTATAAACCTTCCGTATAAATAACTTGAAGGAATAAGTCACGCCGCAGGGTCTGTATAATCATGCCATTAACACGTCTGGATAATCTTATCAGTTCAAAAACTGGTAAGTATCTTTATGTTTCTCCTGATGATTTTAACGCAACCGATGCGTTATCCAACAGAGGTAATTCACCAATTACACCATTCAAGAGTATTCAGCGTGCTTTCCTAGAAATCGCAAGATATTCTTACCTTCCTGGTAAGAATAATGACCGTTTTGACCAGTTCAGCATCATGCTGATGCCTGGTATTCACTATATTGATAACCGTCCTGGTCTTGTAGATACTAATGGCATTGATGTATTTGGATTTGATCAAGCTCTAAATGCTTGGACTGATAATAGCATTCTTGATATCTCCAATCCAAACAACGTACTATACAAGTTTAATAACACTGAAGGCGGTGCTATTATTCCTCGTGGTTCTTCACTTGTTGGTTATGACCTTCGTAGAACAACGATCAGACCTCTCTACGTTCCTGATCCTGCTTCTGTAACTGTCCCACGTTCTGCGATCTTTAATGTAACTGGTGGATGTTACTTCTGGCAGTTCACTATTAAAGATGGTCAAACAACTTCTGAATCTCCTCTTTTCAATTCTGCTGAAGGAACTGGTGAAGTTTATTATGATCCTCAAGACTTCACCAAACTTACTGCTCCTAATTTCTCTCACCACAAACTAACAGTATTTGAATATGCTGATAGTGAAGAGCTAGGATTATTCTACAGAAAGATCGCTAAGGCATTTTCATCTTATCAACCAACAATTGATGATCCAGGTGAATTTGATTTCAACATTCAAGAAAATAGAATTGTTGGTCCTTTATCTGACTCTCGTGTTATTGAATCACTGAAGTTTGTAGATGCGACAACTGATCCTAGCATTCCAGCATCCACAACTGAAGTTGAAGTAACGACTAAAGTTGATCATGGATATTTTGCTGGTCAATTTGTTGCTATTTCAAATACAAATATTGATGATGTTCTTGAAGGATTTTTCCCAATCAAAGAGATTGACGAGAATGACCCTCGCAAATTTAAATATGAAGTTCCATTCGTTGTTGGTGGAATTGGCACTAACATTGTTTCTGGACAAACAATCAGTGTAGATACAACTCCTGCCCTTGGACAAAACGCACAAACTCTTGCTGAGGTTGATAGCGTCGAATCTGCTTCTCCATACGTCTTCAACGTTTCAATTCGTTCTACCTGGGGTATTTGTGGTATCTGGGCAAATGGTCTAAAAGCCACTGGATTTAGATCCATGGTTATTGCTCAGTACACTGGTGTTTCTCTACAGAAAGACGATAGAGCATTCATCCGTTACGATGAGTATTCAAACACTTGGAATCAAGCATCACTAACAGACGCATTTGCTACTGTTCCTTATCACGCAAAGGGTGATAGTTACTGGAAGGATGAGTGGAGAAACTTCCACGTTCGTGCTTCAGAAGACGCATTCATTCAGAACGTTTCCATCTTCGCCGTTGGTTTTGCTGATCACTTCCTAATGGAAAGTGGTGGAGACATGTCCATCACCAACTCCAACTCAAACTTTGGTAATACCTCTCTACACGCGATTGGTTTCAAAGGATTTGCGTTCAACCAAGACAAAGGTGGATACATTACTCACATCATTCCACCACAGCAAGCAGAGGAAACTGCTGAGAATATCAAAAAAGTTACTTATTATACGATTGATATTCAAGGAACAATTCAAAATCCTAACAACTATACTAAGTTGTTCTTGGGTAGCGATGACATTATTATTCCAACAGAGCGTCCAGCTGCGACCATTGATGGTTATAGACTTGGAGCAAAAACTGGTGACAAACTATATGTAAAACTTGATCCTGCTGCTGGAACTGGAGAAGTATTTAACGTAGAATTAGAACCAACTGGTTTTGTTAAGTATATTGCGAAAGGATCAATTTTAAATCCTTCTGGTATCTCAATCAATGGCATCTACGCTGATGCTGCTAACTTGATTGAAAGCAATCGCACAATGATCCAAGAGGAAGTTTTTGGATATATTCTTGAGAAGTATCCAGCACTTCAAAACATTCCTTATGTCAACCCTGGTCTAAATCCTGCTGCTGGTCGTTACTTCGATGCTCGCAACTTAATCCTTGCGAACCGCCAAGAAATCGTTGACACAGCATTCAACCAAATGGTTGAAACTTTTGGTATTGGAAATATCCAAGGTGTTGCAAATGGTAAGTGTAAGCGTGACATTGGATTTATTGTAGATGCCATCGCAGAAGACCTTAGAGACGGCGGAAACCTCAACACCATCGAAGCTACCAAGTTCTACTTCAATGGTGACGGTACGCCATTACAGAACGGTCTGGTTGGTGAAGAAACCTATGCTGTATTTGCTTTTAACAGAGCAAGAGATCTTTGTAAGAAAGCAGTTGCTAATCTACTTACAGTTAAAGCAGCAATTTATGATCCAGAGAACCCTAGCATCCTAAGTCCATATGGTGTGATCGCAGGAAGCACTGGATCTGCTGCTTTAGGATTGAATAGTGAAGGTGTAACAGTTGATGCCGCAAATAAGCAAGATCCTGCTGGTCGTTATAAGGATGCTCGTAATCGTATTCTTGCTAACAGAGAATTTATTCTTGACGCAGCACTTGCTGAAGTTGCTGTTTATCATCCAGATTTCTACATGCCTGGTGATACTCAGAGCAACGCACAATCTCGTTTTGCTGATGCGTTCCGTCTCATTCGTCGCAATAGCAAAGAGATTACTGATAGAGCACTTGCTAAGATCGCTGTTGATTATCCAGATTTCTACTTCCCTGGCGATGCTCAAACTACAGCAGATTCGCGTTTCTATGATAGCTACCGTCTAATTCAGCAGAACAAGACAGAAATTGTCAATACTGCTTGGACCAATATGGTCACTCTGTATCCTGGTGTTGCTTCTACTGAAACGAAGTGTAAGAGAGACCTTGGATACTTTGTTGATGCGATCTCGCTTGACCTTTTCATTCGTGGTAACGAGTATTCATACAGATTTGCTGCTGAGTATTTCTCAAATGCTACAACTCCAATCAGCAATGGTCTAGTTGGTGAAGTTACAGAAAGCATCTATGCTTTCAATCAAGCAAGAAACTTGATGAGACTTGCTATCACTAACCAACTCACAGTTAAGGATCTTACTATTACTGCTGATCCTGCTACTGGTAGCAACACTGATGCTAATTCTTGTGCTAACGTTCGCTCTGCTATTGACACTCTTGCTGGCATCGTAACTACAATTATTAACGATGGCAATCTAAATTCAATGCCACAGACGATCAACAAAGGATCTGCTCCTGCTGGCATGAGAAAGTGTGCTCGTGATATCGGATACTTTATTGATGCCATTTCTGTTGACCTATTCACTGGCGGTAATAAGCACACCAGAACATTTATTCAGCAGTATTTTACTAACGTTACAACTCCAATCAGCAATGGTTTAGTTGGAGAAACTGCTCAGAGCAATGTAGCATTCAATGAAGCTGCTGAATTCATGCGTAGAGCAATTACAAACCAACTCTACCACAAAGATCTTACTGTCACAGCAGATCCTGCGACTGGCAATAATCAGAGTTCATCTTCATGTTCAAACGTCCAGTCAGCAATCACTACTCTCACTGGCATTGTAACTGCTGCTGTAACTGCTGGAAATCTCAATTCACTTCCTGCTGAGAATGCTGGAACATTCTTGACTGGTGAAACCAAGTGCCGTAGAGATATCGGTCACATTGTTGATGCTGTTGCTCAGGATCTCTGGTTTGGTGGTAATGAATATACCATCGCAGCAACTAAGGAGTATTTTACTAATAATACAACCTTACTTCCAAACGGTCTTGTTAATGAAATTAATCCATCAATTACAGCATTCAAGAGATCTGCTGACTTGATGAATCGTGCCATCAACAATCAATATTATGTAAGAGACTTAACACTCACACTTGATAACACAGAAGATCCAGCATTTGTTGCTGACATTCATGCTGATGCCTATAATCTTGTTCTTGATAACAAGGAATTCATTGCGAAGGAAGCATATCTACGCATGAAGGCAGCATATCCTTCATATGTTCCACAAACTGGAAATACTGAGCAAGATTGTCTCGATGATGTTTATGATGTTCTAGAAGAAGTGATGTGGGATGTCAAGTTTGGTGGAAACTCCAAGACTTATGACGCAGCGAATATCTATGTAACAAACATATTCAATGGTCAACCAATTCAGACATTCCTTGATGCTGAGCGTGATGAAGCTGCTAAAGTATTCACGGAAGTTAAGAACATCGCAATTCAAGTTCTTAGAAACGAAACAGTAACAGTTACATCTGGCAATACTTTCACGCAGAAGAAGGATCTTACTATTGTTAATGACTGGGATTCTGATGAACTACTACCAAAGTGTGGTTCTGCTGTTGGAGCACTTGACACCCTATTTGGCATTCTTCTACAAGCAATTGGAAACGATGGTGGTGTAGGAAATCTAACTGGTATTACAAGAACTGCCCCAGCACAACCAACAACCTATACTCTTGGCAATTGTTCTGATGTTCTAGCAACAGTTGATACATTAGTTGGTATTGTTTGTGATGCTCTTCAAGCTGGCAATCTCAATACTCTTCCACCTCTAACTAATGGAGAGTGGGATTGCGCTAATGTTCGCTCATCAATTGAAAACTTATTTGATATTGTTACCGATGCTATCGGCACTGGATCTCTTGCTGGATTGCCAACAGCAAATGCTGGAGACTTTATTGTAAATGCTAAGCAATCTAAGTGTTATCGTGACGTTTCATATATTGTTGATGCTGTTGTCAACGACTTGAGACTTGGCGGAAATATTAACTCCATTCAGGCTGGTGAAGCATATTATGTTGGAAATAATCTAACATATATTGATGGAGAAAAGACGGAGACAATTGATGCTTGGAATTATGTTGGACAACTGGCAATCGCAGCAATGCGTAACTTTGATGTTCTTGCCATTAATTGTGTTACAACTACTGGATCTGCTCTCGTTAACGTTTCTGATACTCGTGGCATTGTAATTGGTATGAGAGTTGTTGAGTATGCTTCATCTCCAACTCCTTACGTTAATGGTCTACTTCAAAACAATGCGGTTCCAATTTATACAAATATTCCAAAAGATACATTTGTAAAGAGAATTGTAAGTAACACTACGATTGAACTTGGAGTTGCTAATTCTAGATTTGATACTGGAAATACAGTAAATGCTCTACAAAGTAGCACAACAACGAGACTATACTTTACATATGAGAAAGGATCTTGGGCAAATACTCTACCACAGAGAGTAACTGTAGGACCAGAGAATACAAATCCAGATGTTATTCAGGATACTCAAGCATATACACCATCAGCTCCAACACAAAGAGAATGTGCCGACGTTGCTAATGCTATCACCACATTGGTTGGTAATATCACAACCATTATTAACAGTGGACTTGGAACTGTTACTCGTCAAGAGCAGACAGTTAACACAGCACTTCTTTCTTCTCGTGCTACAATCTTTACGATTGATATTACTGGATATGGAGCAACAAATGCTCATAACTTTGAAACTGGAACACCAGTAAGACTTGTACCTCGTCCTAGATTTGATGTTGAGACTGGTAAGTATGTTGAGATTGATAAGCGTCTTATCAGACTTCCAAAAGGATTTGAACCAAACAGAACTTACTATGTAATTGCTCCTGGCAGAAGAACTCAACCAGCAGATTACAGTACAACTACATTCTTTAACGGAAGCGATCAGACAAAACTGATGCTCGCAACTTCTAAAGAGAATGCTGCTGCTGGTATTTACATCTATGCGTCAGAAACTGACAGTATTGATCCAGATGTTGAAATTGATCTCTATCAGTTTGTTCTCGATGACAAGTATACATTACACAACTATGAGTGTAATCTAACAAATACTGTTAATGCTGGCATTGAGACTGATGTATCACACATTTTTGACGTTCCATCAGCAGCAACAACTCCACATAGAGTATTCTTTAGAGCAATTGAGGGTGGATCTCTACCAATTGTTGCTAGCACCTATGCTAACGATCCCACGGTAGCTGTTACCGACATCACAAATTCTAATGTCGGTAGAATCAATCCTCAGATCGAATTCTTCGCTCGTTATCAGAATGATAAAGTATTCACCATTCACAAGACACATGCTGATGCGATCAACAATGTAAATCCAATTACATTTGCTTCTGGTCAAACTTCACTAAAATTTGATGTTTGGGCTAACAAGCGTAGATCTCCAATGAGATTTGATCCTGCTTATACTGACTCTGTTTCTACAACAGGTAAGTGGTATATTCAGTGTAAGGATCAAGTAACTGCTCAACCATCTTCTGTTCAGCAAGAGAATATTTTCTGGAGAATCAATCAATCTGATTATTCTGATAGACCAAGAACCACGGACATGTGGTATGAGCGTTTAGATGACACTAGAGAAGCCGACGATAGAACTTATAAGATCCGTTATGTCATTCCTAAGTATCTCCAGAATGCTAGAGATCCAATCAATGGATTTGTTCTTAAGACAAGAACTGACGATACACGTAAACTAATTCCTCAGAAGATCTTACTCAAGCCAGTTACTGGTTCTGTGTATGGTGCTAGATTTGAAAACCCAGTTCAAGCTGGAGAATATATTGGATACACAGCAGCACAGTTTGCTACGAACGGTCTTAACACTGACGCAGCATACGATCCATTCAAGAAAGACTTGACTGGTGCTGGTATTGAGTATCGTGCTTTTGCTCGTTTCAATTCTGGTATTCAAGCAACAATTCAAGGTGGTCGTTATGTAACAGATGCTCTTAATTCTAATATTAAGTATCTTGAATTAACAGTTTATGACCACACTGTTGACTCTAAGAACTTCCCTGGTTTGAGAAATGAGATCTTTACAACAATTAAGATCACTGCTCCTCAAGGTGGAGATTTTGTAACCAACAAGACTCAGAATATCACTGCTAACCAAGTAACATTTACAGGATATTCCTCTGGTCTTGCTAACATTCATGCTTATTATAGTGTTGGTGGTGATCACTACCTCATCATTAAGAATATTCGTGGTGGTAAACTAGAATATAGCGAGTATGATAGTGTAAGATTTACCCAAGGTTCTGTCTTCGCAGATATGCTGGAAGATCAGGATATGGGCAAATCGTTGCCACTGAAGACTCTTATTCGTAAGGGTTATCCAGAATATTACTGGAGACAGAATGGTGCCAACGTTTATACCATTACTCCTGGTGACCGCATTCAGGATGACGCTGGTATCGAATACTATGTTGAGTCTGTAGAAGATGCTGGTATCATTGATGATACATTCTATATCTTTGCTTCGGAAACACTACAGCGCCGTATTGCTGGTCAGCAAGATGGTATCTACTATCTAACTTGCCTACGTGGTAACATCTCTCCATTCCCAACTGGTGCTGGAGTTATCAACAACTTCAAGAACTTTAAGTTCTCGCAACCAGTCAGCAGACTATATCCTCTAAACTACAGAAACGATCCTCTCTGGTTTAAGAACAATGGAACTACAAATGAAGAGAAGGATTATTACGCAGCACTGATTGATCCTCCACAGGCATTCTCTGCCGCTGATAACTATGTTCATGGACTTGTTACTGTTAACGATTACAAGAACTCTGTAACAAGAGAACTTGTTGAAGATCTTATCAGTCAACCAGCTTTCATTGAAAACACTTACACTGGATCTAATGCTATTAGAGCACAGGAAGGAAATGCTACTTCTGGATCGGAAGATCGTTTAATTCCTATTTCTGGAGATAGCACGGTTGCTAATGATCAACGTTACTACGTTGAACTCCGTAGACCATCCATTGCTCGTGCTGGTAACCATACGTTTGAATACCTTGGTTTCGGTCCTGGTAACTACTCTACTGGTCTCCCTGCGCGTCAGGAAGTCGTTCTAACACCAGAGCAGGACTTCTATGCCCAATCTAAGAAACAAGACGCTGGTATCGTCTTCTACACGGGTATTAACTCTCAGGGTGATCTCTATATTGGTAATAGAAGAATCAATGCTATTACTGGTCAAGAAACATTCATTGACGCAGCGACTTTACAAGATGATGGTGATGAGAATGATGTAATTGGCGGTCTAGTTACTACATTTGATACTCCAGTTACATTCAATCAGAACCTAACAGTTGTTGGTGGAGATGGAACTCTTGTATCTTCGTTTGAATCGCCAGTTCTAATTGCTGTACAAGATAATGATCTAGTTCAGCAAAGAGATGTTCTAATCATCAGATCTAATGTATCATCTGTTGATCCAGTTACGCAACTGGAGCAAGATCAAGGTCTTGATAGAACAACGTTCAGACCACCAACAGCTGGTGACATTCGTATTAGTAAGAATAAAGTTACCGCTGCTGTATTTGAATTCAATGCCAGAGGTAATGGACAGAAGTATATGTTCCAAACACATACTTCTTCTGGTGTTCCAGCAAACATTACTCCAAACCAGTCTCCTCTTGTTGCTGATGGTGGAACCAGAGTAAATTCTGCTCAATATGTAACTTATGGTGGTGTATTACCAGTTCCTGGTGATGTTCTTCTTAAGGGTTCTGAAATCGGTAAAACTGGATCTATTGGATGGATTCTTGCCAACTACTATCAAAAGATTGCTGATAACAGCATCTTTACAATTACATTTGATGGTAGCAATGTAGTAAAACTAACATTTAAGAATAGTCAGTCTGGTCTTGATATTACAAACCAAGATATTGGTATCACTTCTGGTTCTCAAATCAGAGTTAACAACTTCTACTATGATCCTAGACTAAATCTAACTTGGGTTGTATACAACAAACCAGGAGATGCTTTCTCGCCAACTAATAATTATGTTCACTTCCAAGTAATTGATCAAATTCCAGCTGCCGTAGAGAACTGGGCAGATATCATTGCTGGAACAGCAATTGGAGCTACACCTCCAAGTGTTGAATTCTCAAATGCTTCTTGGAAGGAAGTTGGTGTAATTGGTTCTGAAGCACTTAGAACTGAAACTGAATCCATTGGAAACTATAAGTTGGGCATCAACACTGTTGCTCGTTCTCCACACTCGGCATATGCTAATGGATTTGTTGATCCTACTACAACAGATCCTCGTGCTAACCTTGATGTTGTTGGTAAAGCATATATCAGTGGTAGAACTCTTTCTACAGCACCAAATAACTACTTATCAAACTCCAATCCAACAAACAGAACATTTAATGCGATTTCTGACGCCCTTGTAGTTGGTGGGGATAGTCTTGCTCCAACAAACTACAGCACTTTAAGAGTTGATACTACTACGGTTGCTATTTCCGAATCTGGCAGAGGTAATAACCTAGGTAGACTTGGAATTAATACCAATCAATCAGTTACAAATAGTCAACTCAATAGAGCACTTGTAGTTGTTGGTGATTCTAGATTTACAGAAGATGCTAGATTCCAAAGAGATATTGAAATCTACACAGATAGTGGCACTGCTACTGGTGAAGTCAGAACTGGCATTACTACTGGAACCTTCAATCTTCTAAACGACAGCACATTCGTTGGTGGAGACAACACTGGTGGATTAAATCTTGCTGGTTATTCTAAGACAATTAGAATTGGTGATCATACAACTGCTAATCAGTGGATTTATATTGGAGATAAAGCTACTAACGATCAGTTTATCAAGATCGGTAATAGCGCAAATCACAGTAATCTATTCATTGGTAACATTGATAGAGATGCTGCTATTTCTAAGACCAAGATTGGTGGTGCTTATGATCGCCTATCATCACTCAGCTACGTTGACTTTGAAACAAAACAAGTCAAGTTTGCTGGAGATGTAACATTTGGTTCATTTAAGTCTCTTGGTGGTGACAGAACAAATCCAGAGCAAGTTGTAACTCTAAGCACAGAAGCAGGAATTGTAAGTTTCTTCTCTGGCAATACCCAGACGATGGATTTTGCCTTGAATGCTTCTGAGGTTAGAATTGCTGGTCAGGGTGGAACAACAACCATTAGAAATAGTTTGGAGATTGATGGTGAAACAATTTTCAATGGTAATGTTCATCTCTGTGGTGGCGTCGCTGCGTTCTCATTCACCGCCAATAGAGCACAGTTGGGAACAACCGCTTTTGCTCATGATGATGGTATTCTTGGACCAACAACATTTAATCAAAATGTAGATTTGATTAATGTTCTTCAAGTTCCTGATAGTGATCCTAACTTTAATAGATTGGATACAGCAGGTTCTGCTGATTGGGGCAGCACTGATTTCCAAGAACTAATTCCTGGTGGTGGTCCAGAAGGATCTGATCTTCCAGCACTAACTGGAGATCTATACTACTTACCACTTCTAAATCCACCTGGAGATTACTTCAGAGAGGGTGATTATCTGATCCTTGATACAGTTGTTGATTCTGTTGCTGGAACTCATCCAGAAATTCTACGTGTTGCTCCTGGTGGATTGGCGGGAGCTGAAACTGCTCCATATTACTTAACAGTTCAAAGAAGACCACTGGGAACATTTACAGCGGTTAAGACCAATCATCCAGATGAACCAAACAATAGAACTCCAATTTATAAGTGTAACATCGCGTTTGATGCTACTTGGACTGAGCAATCAATTGATGCTTCTGGAACTACCGAAAATGTTTATCTGGCAACGTTTGGTGGAACCTTAAGAACTGGGGTTGACTATATTGTTATTGATCGTACTGATACAAATAGTGATGGAGTATTTGATCAGGGTGAGGTATTTAAACTAGTTTCTACTTTGGTTCAAGAGAACAAGACATTCTCTATCCTAAGCGGATGTCCAAATGGAAACGTTCTCTTCTCTGTTGATAGTGTAACTGGTGAAACAATTATTGGTAATGATGGTGTTTCTGGAGAGAATGGCAAATTAACTGTCAATGGATCATTTACTTTCGTTGGTGGATGTAAGACTGCTTCTTCGCAGCAGTTTACTGGAAATGCTCAAGCTGGATTGACAACTATCACTGCTGTTACGAATACTTCTGGTATTGAAGTTGGAGATTATGTTCAAATTGTGACAGGCGGCGGAACTGTAACATTAACTCAAAATAGATTCCCGATTGATTCTGGTGAAACTAGACTAACAGATCCACAAGTTGTAAGCATTAGCGGTTCTACAATTACACTAAATCTTCCATTCACTGGAACTGGTAGTCAGGAAGGTATTACATTTGTTGCCAATAAGAATGAAAAGTTCAGTATTACTGATAGAGTTCGTGATATTTTCTCTGTTGACGCTTGCTCTGGAGACACTATTGTTGGTAATCCTAGCGGAACAATTCTTGCTCAGAGAGCAAAGTTTGGTACTAGCGTAGCGGCACATTCCAGTGGAGCAACTGTTTATGTAATCTTGAAAGATCCAAAGGTTGATAACTCTATCGCAACAACATTTGTTGATACTGTTACTGCGATTACTACAAGCGCAACCCAACTACCAGTTGATGATATTAGTGATTTTGCCAATGGTGATTATATCTTAGTTGGGTACGGTTCTGGTGGAAATGAAGAATTTATGAGAATTTCTTCAAATCCAGTAGCAACTTCTGGAAACTCTGGTTACTTACCTGTAACTCGTTCTCCTCTTGCTGGAACTGCTAAAACTCACCAAGATGGTGAAAGTGTATGGAGAGTTCTCATTAGAGAAACAACAACTACAACATCTGCTATTGGAACAACTGGCGGAACAAATATTGAAATTGGATTAAAGAACAGTGATCTTGTTCCATTCTTCTTGGATCGTGAATATTTCATGGTTATTGACAGTGAAGTATTTGAAGTTACAAGTACAATCACAAATGATGGTGGAACAAAACTAGTCAAGAAAGATTATCATCATGGTCGCCTAACAGTATATGATGATGTAAATTTTGTCGGATCTAACTTTAGAATTAGCGGCACTGACAACAATGTTCCAATTATTAATCTAGTTAACAACGAAGAGCACCATTTTGAAGGAGGAAAACTTTCTATCAATGCTGCTACAGATGTTAGTGGATTGTTTAGAGTGTTCCCAACAACTTGTGTTGAAGAACCAGATGCTATTCAGTTTAGTAATAGATCATTCTTACCAACGTTTAGAGTAGAACCAAACTTTGGTGATACATTTGTTGGTCGTCTGCTTGATGTTGCTGGTATTAGTTCCAGTATTGCTGCTCAATCTCAAAAGATCCTAGATATCAGAAATCTTGGAGATGGTGGAACGAAGAATTTCACAATTAGACAAGATTGCTCTGTTGATGCTTTTGGATATGAAGGATGGAAGAATTCAAATGGTGGTCATATCACCAAGTTTGTGAACGCAAATACCACTCTTCAAGTCAATATAAATTATATTGTAGCAGTAGCTCCTTCTACAGGTGCTCTTGTTCTGACCTTACCATCCAATCCAAAAACTGGAGATACAATCAGGATTACTGAAGTTGGTGGACAACTAACATACAACAACTCTCTAGTAATTCGTGCTCCAATTGTTGGAGGTGAACCAGTAGCAATTCAAGGTGATACTGAAGGAACTAGATTGGGTGGTTTATCAACTCCATATGCTTCTGGAGAACTAGTAGTTCAGAATAAGAACGCTTCATTTGGTCTAATCTATGTTGGACAAACTGATGGAGATAACTTTATTCCTGCTACGTATCAAGGTTGGTGGTTGACTGAACTCTGATGGCATTCTACAATCGTCTAAAAACAATGAAGAGCGCCCCAGTGGGTACTATTATGCCCTGGGGCGGCAGCTCTTCCGTTACTGGAAATAATCCTAATGGTGTTCCACATGGGTGGATATTATGTGATGGATCTACATATCCAGCAGAAAGATATCCTTTGTTAGCTTCAATACTTGGTAATACCTATGGACCAACTGAAGATGCTATTCAAGGAAATTTTCCTGACTTTGAAGAAAGTGATCTTTTCCGAGTTCCAAATCTAAACGGAAGAGCAATGGTTGATCTTGAAAAAGATTATCTGTTAGAAACAAAGTATCAATACAATCAATCAAATGCTTATGATGTTGTTGGTGGTCTGATATCTGAAGATGGAACTGGAGTTACTCCACCAGCACTTTATAGTGCTGATACTGATCTTATCTTTCAGATGGATCCAATTGATAATATGGCTGGAAGAATTACAGAATTCAGTTTGAATGATCCAACTTGGTCTAAAACTTATTATGTGGTTGGTAGAAAATTGGGAATTGACCATACTCCAGGTCACAAACATAGTGGACAATATACAACTGCTGTAACTAGTGGTAGATATGTTCAAGTTTTTGAAGCTCCAACATATCAAGTCTCTGGATCTCCAAATTACGAATCAGCAAACTTAACTGGTGTTACTTCCGCTGATGGACCAGATGTTTGGACAAATGGATATGGACCGATCACTTATTATGATGAGAATACAATGGTTCTCACTGATACTACAAAGACATTTCAACAAGCAACAATTCCTGCTGTTGGATTGACCAGAAATATTCCAGCATCTGGAGCATACACTGGTGCTTTTTCAGATACATACAACTACAATCACCAAGAAGTAGCGCATACTGGAACATTTCCAATTGCTTATCCTAGTCTTCTTGGTAGACCAAATTATTTAAATGGTGACACTACTGAAACATATCCAACTAATCTTAGTCACGCTGGAGAAAATTTTACCGAAGCTAGCTTAGCAGCACACAATCATTTTAGTTTTGATATTAGTATGACTCGTTCTGGATTGAGAGCACCAACTAACATAGCACTCAATAATATCCAATCATATACAGTAAATGTTTCTAGTATTGATAAAGCATTAAATCTACAAATGGAAACAAATACTCCATCTCAAACAATCATAATGATTATAAGGGCATACTAATATGGCAGTATTTTTAAATCAAGAAAGAACCAAGATAGGAACAACAACTGGAACAATTGTAGCTTTTCCACGAGAACTTGATGTCAATGATCCTCAACTGGGACTTAGCCTAACATTGCTACCTTCTGGATATTTGAGATGTGACGGGAGCATTTATAATTCAACTACATATCCAGCTCTTGCTGAAATTTTGGGAACAGGTGATGCTTGTGCTTTTAAACAGGAAGGAATAACTCTGAATGAGAATCAATTTCAAGTTCCAGATTTAAGATCTAAATTTATTAAAGCAAGTAGTGGTTCTGATCAGGGTGTTATCAATGACAGTACAGTTGTTAGTAGAACTGGATTGACAATAGACAGATCTGGTGTTGCTATATCTGCTACATCAAATGTAGGTACAACAGTCAACATTGATTTATCTGGTCAATTTAGAATACCTCCATTATCTGTAGATCTTAGGGGAAATGTTGGATTTACAAGACCTAGAGCACCAGATGTTGAAATTGTCCCAGCAACAGCATTCCAACCACACGCTCACTACACTACAACATATAGATGTAGAATTAAGAGAGCTGGCGGAAGTGATGTGTTTGAATTAAACTATTATACAAACGCATCTACGATTGGTGTTGGAAACTGGTTTGACGCTACTAGTGAACAACCAGCATGTAAATTTTACGCGCAGTCTGAAACTTGGAATAGCGGAGCATACACTGGTGGTGGAACTGGAACTACTTTTGAATATTATGGAATATGTAAAGGTTCTTGTTCTGGTTTTATTACTAGTTGTTTAGTTCCAACTGGTAAAAGTTATCCAGTTGATACAACTCCAGAAGGTCCTTGTTATGTTAACGTTATCTTACTTGGAAGATTTCAGATGGGGTGCGCTTCTTCAAGTAGAACAGTTTCTGCTAATTATGTTGAAGGTGCTGAAGGTGTTGGTGATGATAATATTCCACAAAGCGGAACTAATGGTTATTCGCATAATTCTTCTCTTCGTAATGTTTTACCATTTGATACTGCTATTGATGGAACAACACCAGCATTTCCTCAAGTTTCAAACATTGTCGAAACAACAGAAGCATTTGATTATGAAGAGGATCCAACTGAGCATACTCATACTATAAGTTACACAATTACACCAACTGCTTATACGTTAAATACTAATGAGTTCTTTGTAAGTACTGATGGAATGTCTGCCACTGTAAATGTTCAACCAGAGACAGACACTAAATTGGATGGTTTGATTGCTCCATTTATCATGGTAGATTTTTTAATCAAGGCATAAGTAAAATAAGATGGCAAGATCCACACGTTCTAATTATCTAACTGATAAAGTAACCTTTACATCATCAACTTTTCCAATTGGAGCGATAGTTCCAGTTCTTAAAGTTGATGATAACAAAGTAGCTGATAATGGAGTAGTTCTTGCTTTAGGATCTGTTGTTTCTGGATCTGGTGGTGGAAGCAATTATTATACCGATCTTTCTAGTACTGCTGGATTTGCTACAGTTCCTATTACACTTGGAATAGTTACTGGCAACATTGGAGCAACAACTGATGTAATTACTTATCCAAACCATCCATTTGTTGATGGAGATAAAGTAACTGTAATTGAAGCAGAACAAGCACCAAATAAATGTAAACTTGGAGCATCAATACAAAGTTTTACTATTACAAATGGTGGTTCTGGATACACTAGTGTTCCCTCTGTTCAAGTTACAGATAATGGTAGTGGTCCTTTCACTGCTGGATCTTTTCAGTGTGTTTTAACGAATGGTTCTGTGTCAGCAATTAATGTTGTTGATGGTGGAGAAGGATATCAATTTCCACAAGTCTCTATAACTGGTGGAGGTGGTAGTAATGCCACGGCGACTGCTAATTTATCTTCTGGTGGACTTGGTGGTGTTCAATTTGAAAGAGGATTTACTTTTTATGTTAAGAAAGTAAATAATAATACTTTTAGATTGACAAGAAGTAATGGTGATGTTACAGCTGGAAAATATTATAATATTACTGATATTGGATCATCTGGTAATTTTACATTAGCAACAGCAACTGGTTTTGGACTTAGAGTTGGTGTATCAGCAAATTTGGATGGATCTGTTAATTTTGCCACTATCAAAAGATCTGGATACGGATATTCTACTGGGGATGTTGTTTACATTGATCAACCAGGAAGTAGTGGAACTGCTAGAGTTGAAATTGTTACTGTAAGTAATACCACATCTACAGACCCAATTCATCAATATCCAGGATTTTTATATTGTGATGGATCTGTTTATGATGCCGATGATTATCCTTTGCTTTACAGAGCAATTGGAAATCAATATGGTGGCACTGGAGGAACATATAATCCATCTAGCTTTGGATCTAGTAGTTCCGTTACTTTTGCTGTTCCAGATTATAAAACTAGAAAATTAGTTGGTGCTGGTGGAGGTGTATCTGGTGGAGGATCGCCAGTCTCTGGTAACGTAATCTCTACAGTTGGTGCCACTGGAGGTAGATGGTTTTTCTCGAAAACACAACAGGAAGATTTATTTGATGTTGGTAATATTGTTATCTCTGGATATGATAATGTAACTGAATTTGTTTCTGGTTTTCTTACTGGTCAAGTTTCAATTCAAATTGGACCATTACAAGAAAAACCAATCGCAGCTGTTCCAGAACATGAACATGCTATTCTTACATCAGATGCTCCTCAGGCTGGTACATTTGAAGGATCTGGTGCTTTTGCTGACAATCATGCTGCTGGATATAAGAGTGGTACGGGACAGGTTAATTTCTTTACGCCAGAATCTGGTGTACCACTTTTCCATAGTCATGGAATTGTTGATTATGTTATTCCAGATCCAAATGCTTCTACTTATGGTAATGTTGGTGGAATAGGATCTAAAACAACAAAAACAATTTCAAGTTCTGCTATCATTAGCACTGGTGGAGAAACAACAATAACGATAACTGGTCATGAACTTCAGTCTGGATATAAAATTAGAGTTCAATCAAATGATCAGACTACACTTGCTCAAGTAAATTTAAATGGAACTACAGCACCTTTCAGCGCAAATACCGAATGGTATGTTATTAAAGTAGATGCCAATAGAATAAAGTTAGCATCCAGTAGATATAATGCTTTGAGAGGAACAGCACTGACATTTGCTACAAATGGTAGTGGCGGAACAATTGTACTTGAAACGCATTATCTAGCCGCTGGTAATTTCCCATCACAAATTATTGTGGAAATTAGAACACCAGATCCAACAGTTTATGATATTGATAATAATTATGTAATTGGTGGAAAACCAATTTTTATTCCTGGGGATACATTTACAACCACAATAAACAAATTAAATCAAACTACTGCTGGAAGCTATGCTGTTTCTGCTCCAACTTCTGCTGAACTTCCATTAATCAGCATTGCTGTGGCATTGGGTGGTGCTGGTGGCGGCGGTGCTACAACTAATACAGCTGGCAGTTCTGGTGGTGCTACCTATTATTCTTTCAGCGCAAACGGATATACTTACGAAGCACGAGCAACTGGAGCTGGTGGTGGAGTTAGGGGAGATTCGGGTGGTACTGGTGGTGCTGGGGGAGATGGATTTGTATATGTTAAAAGTGGTGGAAGTACAGTACAAACCGTTGATATAAGTTCACTTTCCAATGGGGGATCAACTTCTCTTACTGGTGGTGCTACTCTAACTCGTGTTTCTTATTATGATGGTCTTCCAGGTGGAGGTGGCAGTTCTTCTCAGGGTGGAGCTGGTGCTATTTCTTCTTATGTTGGTGGAGAAGGTGGTGATGGAGCTAGAACACTATTTACTGGATCAAATAATGTAGTTGAGAGTTTCAGTACCCCATCTTCAAGTTTCTATTCATATAATATTCCAAATACTTGGCCTCTTTCTAATCTTCAAGTAGAAGTAAGAGGCGGTGGTGGAGGATCTGGTGGTCTTGGTGATGGTGGAACTGGGTGGTTCGCTGGTTCTGGTCTTCCTGGAAAGAGAGTTGTAGCAAATATCAATCCAGGTAATAATGGATCATTGAGAGTTTATGTTGGTGGTGGAGGTAATGCTGGTGGAAATAGAAGTGGTGGAACTGGTGGCGTAGGTTTTGCTGGTGGTGGTAATGGTGGTGTTTCTAGTGGCGGTGGCGCAGGCGGCGGTGGTGGCGGTGCTTCTGCCGTTGGTACTGCTTCTGCGATTATTGTTGGCGCTGGCGGTGGTGGTGCTGGTGGTGGTGCTGGTGATGGAGCACAGGGGTCCGATCAAAATGGTCAACTTAATTCTACGGATGCCGTACAAGGTTTAAGTTCTTTGTTTTCTGGTACTGGAGCAAATGGTGCGAACTCTGAATGTTCTGGCGCCAGCGGCGGCGGCGGTGGTGGTGGAGTTGGTATTGGATCTGGTATCGGCGGCGGCGGCGGTGGCGGTGGTGGATCTAATGCTCGTAGAGATGGATTTGGTGGGGCTAGAGGACAGTCGGCAGTAAAAAATAGTGGTACTGGTCCAACAGCAGCTCTTGTTAGCGAAAGTGGAGCTGGTAATGGTGGTGTTGTCAGTTTGGGTCAAACCGCAAATGGTGGGGCTGGATCTGTCACTTTTACGGCTACGGAGAATCAAACTTTTTATGGATCAGGTGGTGGCGGCGGTGGATCTGGTGCTTTCTTTGAAATACAGTTCAGCAATGTTGGTAATGGCAGTGCTGGATCTGTAGTCATTGGTAGTGGAAATACTTCTGGAAGAGCATCTGTTGGTTATCAAGTTAGTGGAACTAGTGGTGGCAGCAGTGGCACTTCTGTAACTGCTGGCGTTTTTGATAGAGCAAGTACTGGTGTGGACTATATTGAATCTGGAACTGGATCTGGATCAACTGGTGGATTTGTTTCACCAGACGGATACAAATATTTGAGATTCGTTGGCAATGAAGCAAATAGATGGGCAAGAACAATTGAAATCAATGCTTCATCAACTGGTCCTAAAGGAACTCCTATGGAATCTGTGACTTTCCAAGTTATAAGAGGGAATGGTAGCAACGGTGGGGAAGTTCCAAATGAACCTTTAGAACTTTTTGCTAGCAATGATTCTGGCGGAAGTTATAATAAGCTTGGAACTATTTCTACTCCATCTGGATCTACTACTTGGGCGAATGCCACTGTTTCGATTCCAGAAGATTATCAAGTTAATAATTTATTACTAGAAGTTAGACAAGATAGGTCTTCTTCAGGAAATAGCAGTAATGATAATTATGGGATAGCAAAAGTCACATTTAACCATGCTGAGGGGGAAGTTACCACAATTGTTACAACATCTGGCAAAGTTGATCTTGGTGTTGAATCATTAACAGAAGTAATTGCTCCACAGGGGAATCCAATCAGTTCTGCTGGAATTGATGTTAATGATGGACAATTTACATTATCCTCTGCTGTAAAGTTAAACGTTACTTATCAATTACAACCAGAGATTGACATTCCTCTCTTAACAAGGTATCATCTAGTAAAATACATTATTCGTGCGTACTGATGCTACTTGGTAAAGATTGTGGACACATTTGTGATCCAGAACAAGTTAATGGAAAATATGAGGATTTTATTGGAGTTTACCATAGGTTTGTTCACCATGAGTTGTGTACCGCAATTGTAGATCAATTTGAAAAATATTTGACGACAAATCCTGGATTTTTACAGCATGGCAAAGATCAATTTGCAGAGAAAAAATTGGGAAGAAATGATGTTGGAATGATGCTTGATGATGTTGATTTGAGACTGTCACAACATCTATATCAGTACATTAATACTGCTTTTGAAAACTACAAGACTGAATACGATCACATTTCAAGAATAAACATACAGACGATTGGGATTAAATTACAAAAAACCCCCCCTGGCGGTGGATATCATGTATGGCATTATGAAAACTCTAGTTTTAGAGCAGCAAATCGTGAACTTGCTTGGATGATTTATCTAAATGATATGCCAGATGGTGAGGCAGAGACAGAGTTTCTCTTTCAGAAAAAGAGATATAAACCAACAACTGGAACATTATTAATTTGGCCAGCTGGTATGACACATGTTCATCGTGGAAACACTGTCTTCACCCATGATAAATATATTGCGACAGGCTGGTTCCTAAAACTCCCATAGAATAATGTCAGAAGTACGTGTAGTAATTCAAGTTAATGCTCTAGAGCGCATGATGATTGTCAATGGTAAAACATTGGTAATTGGTGAAGATTATTGGAATGATAAAATTCAAAATTTATTATTTCCATTCTGGTCTTCGGATAGAGATAGACTCATTTATCTGAATTATTTTTCGGATGGTTCTTTTGGAATTGAAAAGAAGAAGTATGTTCTTGACCGTAAAACAGGTGAAAGAAAATGGCAAACTTATGAATGGAGAGAACCAACGGCAGATCAAGTTAAAGAAATTGCCGAACTTCTAAAAGAAAAGTATTTTGAATATCAAGATACCGAACAAGAAATTATTCAGGAAAAAATTTATAACGAATATGGTCGTTGGAATAAAGTTTCCTGGGAAGGGATCAGAATGATTCGCAACTTTATGCTTGATGATAGTGATTGGACACAAATGCCAGATGCTCAACTATCGGAAGAGAGTAAAGCAAACTGGTCTGCTTACAGACAAAAACTCAGAAATATTCCAACAGATTATTCTGGTCAAGATGCTGACGATGTAAGATTTCCAATCAATCCAGTTTTCTTTGAATCAACATTTAAGAGAATTGAAGGAAACTCTGAGAAAGAATATCTCCAAACAGAAGATCAATTTGGTGTGTTCACAGCAACCACCATTAGCGAATATGCCAAGAGAATTACAGCTCAGATAGCAAACTATTACAAGATTAAAAATCCTGATGCTATTTTTGCTCCAACAAATAATCCTGTCGTATCCACTGCTCAAACGCAAGAAGAGTTGGATAACCTATTAGAAACAATTCAAAATAATAACATTTGATTATGACAACACAACTCAATATTCTTATTCTCACTCTGGTAACTGGTGAGGAAGTGATTGCTAATGTAAAAAAACACACTGAGATGATTGAAGATAAACCAGTTGAAGTGTGTTATAATCTAGTATATCCATTTAAAATGAGAGAACAATCTGTTGATGAAAAGGGTCAAAAAACTGTGATGTTTTCCCCATGGAAAGAATATTCTGCTGATACACAATTTTTGATCGGATATGATTATGTTGTTAACATGTGTGCTCCCCTTCCAAATGTATTAAACTCTTACAAAGATGCTGTAAACTTTTTCATTGAAACTTTGAACGAAAGAGCTAAGAATAATGATCTATGAATATGATTTTTTGGACAAAAATAAACTAAGGCAAATGCTGAGTCTATTTGACTCAGGAAAGTTTATTGATGGTGCTATTTCTGGACCAAAAAACAAAGAATATAAGCACAATTCTGAGCAGGAAAATATAGAAATCAATAAGATGGTAAATGCTGCCGTCCATAAATTGATTAGAGAATCTGAAATTTCAAAAATTCACATTTTAAATAAATGTTCCCCATCTCTCATGCTAAAATATGAAGAGGGCAATCACTATGCTGATCATAGTGACTTCTTTGAAATGTGGGGAACTAGAACAGATTACACAGTTGTTGTTAATTTAAATGATGACTATGAAGGTGGCGAGCATTTTATTAAAATTGGATCCGAAAGAATTGAAAGAAAGTTGGAACCAGGCAAAGCTCTAGTTTATCCAACCGAATTTCTTCATGGGGTAAATCCAGTAACCAAAGGTGTCCGAAAGTGTTTAACGTTTTGGATGGAAAGTTCAATCGTTGATCCCACAATGAGATATTATTTGGTTGAACTTAATAAACTTTACCATAAAATCGAAGGATCAATGGAAAGGGAAGATCTTGTGAATTTTGATTTAATTCGCATGGGTATGATCAAACGAAATAGTATTTTTAGAAACTAATATGTCATTACTTACAGATATAAGATCATACGATACAATTCTCACCAAAGATGAAATGAATGAGATAGATCGTATTGCCAGTCGTCCAAGATGGTTCTTTGGTGCTGCTAGTGATACTGCTACGCCATTTAAACGTTTCTGGAAAATGGATGTGACTGGAACAGCAATGTTTGATCAAATAATTCCAGAAAAACTTAAAATATTAGTTCCCTTTGAATTTGAAATTCTTGATTATTATCTGAATGGTCATACTAGAGGACTTGATGGATCTCCTCACACAGATGATGCCGATTACACATTTGTTTTGTTTTGTAATCCAGTGTGGGACTTAACCTGGGGAGGTAAAACAATATTTGTCCAAGATGATGGCAGATTTGACACTGTGTTTCCTAAACCAGGATCAGCAATCTTATTTCCATCGGACATTTTACATTATGCTGAAGACACATCACGAGAGTTTTATGGTATTCGTGTTACCGCTGCTTATAAATTAAAGAAAGTGGAGAATAAAAATGAACATACAGATGCTTGATGAAGCAGCAGATTGGGATCAAATAGAAGAATATGCCGCATCCTTTGATGGAGCTATTGTTTACTTTGAAAACCCTCGACTTGAATCTGCTGATGATCTTGTAAAAGAATCTGTAATTGATTATTATCAATTTCAAGAAGATGTACCAGTAGAGTTAATTTCAAACATGAGATTGAAATATTATGGATACATCAAATTTCGTGATGCTGATGTAGCATTTGATTTTGTTACTGATTATTTTCCTCGCAGAGATGAGTTGCCAGAAGGCGAAGAAGGTGAACCATATTGGTATCAATGTTATATCGTAAGAAAAGATGGCGTTGTTGAATATGACAACAAAGCACTGCGACCAGGAAACAATAGACAATGATTACAACAAATGCTTTTGTGATACCATTTCTCACATACACTGTGAATGAATGGAAAGATAAAAAAGATGATGTCCTTTCCCTTCTTGATCTTGAAGAAAGAGATGGACATTTTACTGATTATTATAAGTATCATCAGAATGGGATTGTTCCACAATATGCTGACGTGTTGTTTGATCTATTAAAACCATCGCTGGAAGAATTTGATCAGATATATCCCAGAGAATTTGAAATTCATAACGTATGGGCTCAGAAATATTTGAGAGGAGGTCATCATTCTCTTCATAATCATGGTGCTCTCGGATATAGTGCCATATTTTATGCTTCTCTTGAAGAAGATCATAAACCAACAACTTTTTATGCCCCATATGTTGACTTCATTGAAGGTGATGTGATAGAATTTGTTCCTGAAGTTTCAGAGGGAGACATTGCTTTTTTCCCATCTGTGTTGATGCATCAATGTAAACCAGTACAGTCTGACTCTGAAAGAATTATTTTCTCTTTCAACATTCGTAACAAATGAAAGTCCCCACACAATATGAGCTCACGCACCTACAACTTCAAGCGATGTTGCGTGAGCATAACGTTCCTGAGACTGAACTGAAGTATATTGGAGAACGTGTCTATCCTGAGCATTTCAAAGGACATCCAGAATATCACGGTCAACTCATGCATTGGTATCTGATTGCTGGTGAGCATGAAGTTCCTGTGTGCGACATCGGTTCTGTGGATTGTATGGACGATTAGAAACTCTTATCGTTCGGGGGGTTGACACTCCCCCAAAACCGTGTTATTATTAGTTTGTACATCGGAGCATTTTATGCTCTATCTTGGAGATTCCAAATGGCAAAACAATTAGAATGGGGTACTTTTAGTATCCAAGATCTGCGTGTAGATGCAGATGATGATATTTTCGTAAAATTTCCCTTCTTACGACTGGTATGCTTTGAGATGGTCTCAAAGAACTTGTTGGAAGTAACTGACAATCTTGTTCGTGGAATGTATGGTACAGATGATTCTAAGATTACTGGTCTTAGTGGATCTTTGCCAGATGGATGGGATAGAACTTCTCTTCCTATTCCGTATTTAAACATCAAAGGTTTTTTGAAGATTTTTGATCGTCGCCACACGCTAAAAGTTCTTAAGGCACTTTCTTCTGTTATTGATGTTCCCGCTGCTCAATATGAACGGGTCTTTCCAGAAGGATTTGATATGATAAATGAGTTTTCTACAGATTCCATTCTTACCATGGCTGGTGTCTGGGGAAATGTTTTTGGTCCGATCAAAGATGATGCCAAGGATCACCACTTTGTAGCAGCTGCTGTTAGTATCTTTAAAAATGAAGATATTTCTCCAGATAGACAGCAAGTTGGTGAAGTTCTTAACTATATGGGAGTTCAAGAGCGTTATGGTTTTAACAAATCTGTTATCAACCGCATTATCACTGATGTTTTAGGGGAACTTGGCGATCCCAATACTGTTGCTAACAAAATGTCTTATGATACTGATAAAGATGCTATCAACAATTTTATTGAAGAATCTAAAGAGTGGCAACCAGATGGAACTGTGACTGAAACTACGGTTTATATTGTCAAAGCTATTGAAGATAATAGTGGATTTCTTTCCAAATATGCTGATGATATTACCCGTAAAGTCTGTGAAGTTGAGAAAGAATATGGTTCTGAAAAGTTAATCAAGGTTCTCTTGTATAATCAGTCTAACAAACAATCCAAAAAGATTGCTAACTCTCGCAAAGTATTCCGAGAAAAGATTATGAATCAGTGGGAACTTCGTCGTGACAGTGCTTTGAAACCAATTGAAAATATTCTCAATCCAGATATCATTTATCGTAAAACGCTTAATGATTTCAACATGGAAATTTGGGTAAAGGATCAAATTGAAGGTGAAACTGAACCCTTTCGTATGTATTTTTGATCAGTCCAGTTTAAAAACTGTCACACAGGGGTCTTCGGACCCCTTTTTCATGCCCTATACTTATTTCACCAACAGCGAACCGCATGACCCTGACCCTCCGCCCCCACCAGCAGCGTATGCTCGATGCCCTGCTGACTGCTGGTATCGGTCGTGTCACCTGCCCCACGGGCGGCGGCAAGACCCTTGTGATGATCCTTGACTGTCTGCGTCGCCTTCAGGCAGCACAGACCCCTCAGACCGTTGTAGTGTGCGCTCCTCGCATCCTGCTCGCAGTTCAGTTGTATGAAGAGTTCTGGTCTGAACTGAACGGCAAAGTTGATGCTACTGTGCTTCACGTTCACAGCGGTGAGGTTGATTGCCATCACACCACCAAAGTTCGTGAGATTGTTATTCACGATAGCATCTGTAAAGCTGCCAATTCTCACCAGATTATCTTCACCACCTACAATTCTCTGCGTCGTATCAACGAAGCAGGTATTGATGTTGACTTGATCTATTTTGATGAGGCACACAATTCCGTTCGTCGTGACTTCTACAAAGAAGTTGCTGCTGCTTCGTTGACTGCCAAGAACGCATACTATTTTACTGCCACTCCTAAGTATCGTGGTGGTCAGATCAGTATGAACAACACTGCTGTTTATGGTAAGGAACTGATCAACGTTCCTGCTCCTGAACTTGTGTCCAATGGTAGCATCATTCCTCCTACCATCAAGTCCCACGTTGTTGACATCGAGCGTCACAAGTCTCTGTTGGCAGCAGAGAATGACCGTGAGGTTCTGATTGATATCGTAGAGCAACTTGATGAGGATAGTGCTCAGAAGATCCTGGTTGCTGCTCCTAACACTCGTGTGCTGTGGCGTTTGCTCTCTAGCACTGATGTGATGGCAGAGTTTGCTGCTCGTGGTTATGATGTGCTTCACATCACTAGCAAGCATGGTGCTTACATTAACAAGCAAAAGGTTGGTCGTCAAGAATTCTTTGACACTCTTGACCTTTGGGGTAAAGATCCCAGCCGTAAGTTTATCATGTTCCACTACAGCATTCTGTCTGAGGGTATCAACGTTCCTGGTCTGACCCATTGTATCCTGCTGCGTAACCTGCCTGTGATCGAGATGGCGCAAACCATCGGTCGTGTGATCCGACTTGACAAACAGGACGCTGCTGATATACAATCTGGTAAAATTCCTGCTGGTCAGTTGGAATTCTACCGTAAGAAGACTGGTTTCGTCACCGTGCCTGTGTTCAGCAACTATGGTCAGCAGACCGAGAAGCGACTTCAGCGTGTGGTTGATGCCATCTTTGTCAAAGGTATTGCCCCTACCGAATGATTGTGCTAAAATGAAACTCAAGAACCCCTACGAATTCACCATGACTACTGTTGAAGGACGCCCCGAAATCCAAGAAGATTGGGAAGCACGTTACCGTGAGCAGCGTAAAGATCGTCTGACTGATGCTGTCCATGACTATTTGGATGATGTTAACACATCTATCCTAGAATTCTATAACGATCTGCGTGACATCATCGTAGAGATGAACACTTATCACAAAACCTTCGCTGAGAAAGCTGAGGGTGCCCTGCTGCTGGTCCATGGCAAACCCAGGGACGAAAAATGCGATGATGACATCCCAGGTGATCCTTCCTACTGATGGATGAGAAAATCAAGCTGATCCTTGCCAGGCAGCAGATAAATAACCTCGTTGAATTGCTGAAAGGTAATGAATACGAACAATTTTTGTATTCTAAACTGATCGGTATTGATGTAGAACTGACACGACAACTGAGCCATTATGACTGAAGAAGAGTTTAAAGAGGCAGTAAAAAATCTGCTGATGATGCAAAATAACAATGATCATAATTTTCAAATTCTACAAGCACAGATAGATCAACTACAAAAACAAATTACTGATCTTAATAACATGCGAGAGTGGTTCAAACTGCCAGAGGCAGAAAAACAAACACGCAAATTTTTTGAAGAAATCAATTGATGGAACTTAAATATGGCACTTTCGTAGAGTATCGTAATACTCGTGGATGGGTCAATTTTATTGATTCAGATTACATCACAATTTGTTTCCTTGACATTCCTGATAAAACCAAGCATAATGGTAGGTATCAGGCAAATTTACTAGTTTTTCGTGAGCATTGGAATGAAGTACGCTGTTGTGTGGATCAAACAAAAGAAGAACAAGAAGGCAAAACAACAAGCTATTTTCTACAATCTAGAGGATGCGATCTTGTGGGAGCAGCATGTTAACATGACAGAACATGCTAAAACTGAAATTCACCCAGTATTTGGGGACAGTTGAGCAAGTGGCACAGGGGTCTGGTCAAGACCCCTTTTTTTGTGGCATAATAACAAGGTAATCGAGAGACACACGATGCAACTCGTCCAAGGCGCCATGCAGGTTGATTTTTACCCTGCTGCTGGTATGACTGATAAGTTTGTTCAAGTCACCTCGTTTGATGGTGCGGAGATGAGCGAGCGTTTGATCAGCAAGCGTGATATGGAGCGCCAAGCAGATGAGCGTATCAATCAGTATGGTTATCAAGTGACCAAGTTTAACACTTCTCCCCGTATCAAATTCATGGTGTGCTGCTGATGTTTAGCATTCTTCTCGCTACTGTCACCGCTCTTCAAGATCCTTATGTTGCTCCAGAAAATATCCGTCGCCATTGTGCTGCTGTTGTTGGCATCCCTTATGCTTCTGACAACTTCTCAGAAAAAGAATGGCAACAGTTCGTCGGTTGTGTCCGTGAGCATCTGAATAAAAATGTTTGAATTTCCGCATACACCTCCGCACGGATACTCTTACGAGACTACAGAACATAAACGTAACATGGTTGCTATATGGATCTGTAATCATGGTCAGTTTAGCTACACTGATGAAACTCCTAAGTCTATCTGGGGTTTCTATGATACAAAGAAACGGTGCTATTATGCGCCAGTAAATGCTAAAACTGTTGGCAAAGTGGTTGACATTCAAGATACCACACCTTATAGTGCCATGCAAATCCTAAAACCTTTACGTCCTAGCGTCCTTCAGTTCGTTTAATCATGAAACAATTTTGGCAAGAGGTTTTGCTCCTCCCATACAAATCTAACTCTCAAGATAATCCACTTCATGAGCAGCAAGTTCGTGCGCTGCTTGATAAGTTTGGTTACAAGTATGACTATCAACCGAATGGTGAGCAAAACTCTCCTGATTTTCGCGTTCATCTTCCCTCTGGTAAAACTGTAGACATTGAGTGTAAATCTTCTCAGCAACCTTTTCCTACCTACAACGGCGGTCTTCCTAAGAAAGGTGTAGTCTACATCTTTAGCAGTAAAAAGTACAATGAAACTACCATCTATTTTGCTGACGATGTAGTTTCTGATCGTAAGCGTGAGATGTATGCTCAACTTGTAGAAGATCTTAATGCTGTTCTAAAGACCTATCAGGTAGATGATGAGTGGTCTGAAGATGATCGTGGATTTGACTTCTACATGCGGGCGATGTATACTCAATCTGGCGGTAAAACAAAAACTAACTATTTCACTCATGAACAACGTGCCTACTGTGAACAACGAGTTCTCAATTTTGACTGGTAATTGCCAGGAAATTCTCTCTACCTATGATGAGAATTCATTTCACTCATGTATCACTGATCCTCCCTATGGCATGGGTATGGATCACTGGGATCATTCTGTGCCCAGTGTAGACATTTGGCAAGAGGTGTTTCGTACACTTCGTCCTGGTGCTTTTTGCCTAGCTTTCTGTTCACCTGAATTGTATCACCGTCTGGCATGTAATGTTGAAGATGCTGGTTTTACAATCAAAGATCAGATTATGTGGATGACTACCACGAAGATGCCCAAGCATAATCGGTTGAAACCAGCACATGAACCGATCGTTGTAGCACAGAAACCTTATTCTGGCACTCTCAAAGATAACTTTGAGCAGTGGGGATGTGGTCTCATTGATGTTGAGAATACCCGTGTGCCATGGGATAAGAAACCTCCCACTGGTTGGGTAAAAGGTGGTGCCAGTCGCCGTACATTTGGTCGTGATGGTAACACCAAAGGTTCTGGTGCTGAGTGTGGTACAGTAGATGCTAATCCAGCTGGTCGTTATCCATCTAATATCATTGGTGAGGTAGAACCAGAGCACCAAAAGTATTTCTATGCTCCTCGTGCCACACGCAAAGAGAAAGGTGAAGGCAACGACCATCCTACAGTCAAACCACTGAGTTTGATGGAATATCTTATCAAGATCTATTCTCCTGTCAATTCCACGGTGCTTGACCCGTTCTGTGGTTCTGGCAGCACTGGTGTTGCTGCTGTGCGCCTGGGGCGCCAGTTCGTTGGTGTTGACCTTGACCAGCACTATTGCCAAATCGCTCATGACCGAGTAGCATCCGAATGCTCTGAGATCCCTCTAGGAGCGCCTGTAACCCCCCTCTAACCCCTATGACCTATCCTTGCCCCTCTGTGGTCACCAACGTGACCCTAGACACCCAGCAGATCAAGTTTCTGATTGACCTGATGTGGGGTCACGATGCCCGTGATGCTCGCAGCACAGCAAAGCACCATGGCGTGGATGACATCGCTGTACAGTGCCAGTTGTGGAACTGTCTACAGAGTGCCCTGTCCGAGCTGGATTGACCCTATACTTACAAAGTAATCAATCAAACCAATGCTTCCTTCCTACAACGCTCTCCAATTTAACTCCAAGGAAGAACATCTTGCTGCTTTGTACGATGCTTGTCTGTTGATCGTCAACACCTACAACGGTTCTGATGTTCTTGATTATGTTGATATGGGTCTCTACACTCCGTTTCAATTCATGAAATCTGCTCGCAACGTTGTCAACCAGATTGCTGAAGGTAACATCAAATGAAAACTTATCACTGGTTCTTTCTTGTTATTGCCATTCTGATGTGGAATGGTATGCTGATCAAACGAGATCAGAAGATGTTTGAAGCATACGATAGAGCGTGTGCTACTATGCCTGTCGGGCATCCTGACTGTATCTACGCTAAGAAAAAATGATTATTGCCGCTTTGATGTGTGGCATCGCTACATATTACGGTGTTGGCGATGGTTTCCATGGACAAAAAACCGCTAATGGAGAACGGTTTGATGCTTATCGTTGGACTGCAGCTCATCCTCATTTGCCTATGGGCAGCAAAATTAGGGTAACTAATCAAGACAACGGCAAGCAGGTTATTGTTCGTGTTAATGACCGTGGACCTTACTCTCATGCCGACCTAGATTTATCATACGCTGCGTTCGCGCACATTCAATCCACCCGCAAGGGTAACGCTACTGTTTGTTATCGTATTATTGGTTAATTATGGAAGAAGTTTTGCTTGACCGTTACATTCTGGATCAACTGGATAGTTATGATCTAGACCTTTCTGAGCATGACTGGGACAGCGATGTGCCAGTTGAAGAACTGTCACCCGAAGCCCTGGAACTGCTCTGATCCACCCTATACTGATTACATCAGCAAAGGACACCACCCATGACCACCACCTTCGCCCAGTTCGCTTCCGAGCAAACCGCTCGTAACACTATTCAACTTAACATCGTCAAGTATTGCTTGATGCTGTGTGATGCTCTCCAGCAAGTTGCTCCCGATGGTTACGGTTATGAACTGGATAGTTCTGGTCGTAAGTATCACAAAATCTTCATGACCATCAACGGTCGTCGTGATAGCATCCATGCTTTCATTGACAAGACCAACGGTTATGTGTACAAACCTGCCAGTCTGAAAGCTCCTGCTAAAGGTGTGCGCTACAATCTGCTTGTGATCAACGAGCGTGAAGAGATGCTTGAGAAGTGTGATTGGGCAGGCGGTTACCTGTACATGCGGTGATGCTTGACATTCCGCGTTCGCCCTGCTAAATTACTTACAGAGTTCGTCTTTACCATGCATTACATCGTTACTAACGGCAACGCCTACGCTATTGATCATCCCCAAGATGCCATTTACGGTGCTCCTGTGCTTGAAGATGGCAACGTTGATTGGGATGGATCATACGATATTGCGTGGGATCATCTAGATGACGAAGAGCGTGAGTATATTGCTCACGTAGCTTATCATCTTCAAGAGATTGCTAAACTGTCAGAAGAACACTTGGAGGTCTTTATCAAATGAAATACAATCCGCTGGTTGAATACATCCAGACGCTTGTAGAACCATTCCCCAATCGTTATACGATGGGTGAGTATAGTATCAGCGTCTCTCCTCGTCAAGATCTGACATATGAGGAGAATGCCAAATACTGGCGTGTATTCAGTAGATTTCCTAATGAGTTCGCTGCTGCCCTTGCCAGATCGCTACCACATGATGTAGAATTCAGATCTTACGACCACCTCCAGAACAAACTTACTCTTTTCAAGAAATGAACAACGAAGATTGCCTGCGGATCTCCCAGTATCGTGATGACATTTACGATTGGGCATGTGACCGTTTCAAACAACTGATTGCTGAAGAACAAGTGGAGAATGCGTTGGCATTTGCTGACGAGTTCTTTGAGTGGTTGGATCCTGAGCAACTAGATAATGAAGTTACATTATTCTTTGACGCAGATGAACTTGGAGAACTCTACCAATCCATTAGATCCTGAACTCAGGTCTCTAATTCTAGATTATATTATGGCATATAATACTGACAATCATGCCCTAGCAGAAGATCTGCTCTTTCAAATCAAAAAGAAACGAGAGGAAAATGGAAGTAACGATTGAGTTGGGACCAGATCTTCAACTAGAGTATGAGAGTTGGTTGGCAGTCAAAGAAAGCTTAGGTATTGACCGTAGTATCAACAACTTCCTGTATTACACATACAACTACGGCACATTTAAAAACCCCAAAAACCCTGATGATAATGGACTTTCCTAAATTTAAATCATCTGAAGATGAAACTCTGTATTACAGCATCTTTGATGATAATCTCTCCACATACAAATATATGCTTGACAAAGTGAGAGAGGAGCTGTATGGTAAAGGTAATGGCAACTATTCTAATTTGCCTGGGTCATGTTTTGAAGTCATGAATGACATCACACGCTCTCTTGTTTTTCAAACATCCACCATGTTCAAGCATGAAAAACCAGAATACAAAGATGAGATTGATGAAGTATTCATTCCCCATCGTGATCTAAAGGCAGCAATTAAAGAAGCATTGGAAGAAGCAAATGACAATCTCAGTAACTGAAAACTCTGATGGCACGTTCACAATTGACTGGGACCAAAACGACCCCCAAGAAAAAGTCCTCAACGACTGGACAGAAGAAGACTTCATCGAGTGTCTCCGCTCGCACTGCGAAGAAGCTCTCAGACAATCTGACGACCCTGACAACGAGCAAGTCAAAATCGAAGACGCCATCAAGTCCGCAGTCGAAAAAGAGCAAGAAATCAACCGCACCCAAGGTTTCGTCCGCAAAGACGAAGAAGACCCCCGCCTCCCTCGTTTATTCTTCTGATCTTTCATTGTTCCCATATGTGGATACATTCCCATATCGGTTAGAAGACCAAAGCGAAAAGAAAACCTGTTATTTCCAATGTGAAAACCATGCTAAAAAATACATCGAACGATACAAACCAGACTACCGACTATACTGTTACTCTCGATGAAGACGAGAATGGTGATCTGCTGATGCCCATTCCCGAGGATTTCTTCGATGAACTTGGATGGGAAGAAGATGATTTGCTTGAATGGATTATTGAAGATGACCATATTGTACTCCGTAAGGTAGAAGACGATGAAAACTGTGTTTGAGAGCCCCGACAAGGGGCAGACCATCCACGAGCGCCCCTTTCGTCAAACAATTCAGCAAGTAAAGTCCAGATGGTACTATGTGTTCTGGGGCATCATGGCAGCAGCTGTATGTGCTGGACAATTGTATGTTGGACTTGGATATCGTGAGATGGCAGAAGCAACCAAAGATACTGCCATTAGTGTAACTTGTGTCACATCACGCTGAGTAACTATCATGGGCATGTTCGATTACTTCAGATCATCATTTGATCTAGGACCAAAACTCACAAATGTAGAGTGTCAGACTAAAGACATCGAGGAAGGTATTGGTGGCACCATGACCCAATACTGGTTAGATCCTGCTGGTTATTTGTATGTAATTGATTATTCCCACACTCAGGATCTTAAAATATATAATCCTGGCGATCCAGAGTATAATGAAGAGCGAGCATGGTTGAACTTTGAGTGGGTGCCAAACGGTAAGCATGGTGTAATCCGATTACATCCCATTACCAAATATGTTGAAGTCTACACATCAACATGGGGTGGCGCGTGGGAAGACTGGCCCCGTGCTAAAATACATTTCAAATATGGTAGGTTAATGGACTATGAGTTATTCACGCGCAAGACTAAACCTGTTTAGATTTACATACGCAGAAGATTTTGGTGGTACATGGTACTTCCAACTGCTGAATTTTAATAAGCACTTTCCTGTACCTCTCAAGAGGCGATCACTTCTACAGTGGTCATTCTCTTGGAATGACTATCCCAGTTGGCCATACATTCAACTCACATTTGGTAGTAGTGGTGTGGTGGGTTTTATATTCTGGGTGTATAAGTTTGGACTTGATCTTGACTTTCTCACCTACACATGGAAGATGGAAAGCCTACCTGGGACATCACGATAATGGCATACAGCACACCAATCAGAGGAACAGCAAATAAAAAAACCACTATGAATTGGTGGGAGTATTGGATTGGACACTGTTGGATGACAGGATGGCAGAGTATGCGAATGACATTTCGTATCTGGGCTGATTTGATGACATCCAACTATGACAGTTATGCTCTGCCAAGAACAGTAGAAGATCCAGAAGCAGAGTGTTCTGAATGGTTCTGGGCATCACTCAACGAGGATGATGTGTATCCCAAAGAGTTTCTTGAATACCTGATGCAGATGTGTGAGGACATTGAGCTAGGTAAAGTAGAAACTTATTCCATGGATGAAGTCATGGAAAATCTAAAAAATGAATTGGAGTTAGAAGATCATGATGGAGAACCCGAAACCGATACCTGATAATAAACGCCTCGATATGATGTGGATGGTGGCAACGAGTGGCAGTTTAGAAACTGGCATACGACCCCATTACGGGTTCGCCCAGTTGCTGTATGATTACCTCATAGACAAAAAGTTCCCCGATGACTACTATCCGAGAAAAACGAGCACTACTGAAGAAACTTGAACAAGCAGGCACAACCTGTATGGAATGTGGTCAAAAGTATGGTGTGTATTCTGTAGGTTGTTCATCTGTTTGGAATGGTACATGTGGCGTGTGTGGTGAAGAAACTCGTGTGACTGAAACACGAGACTTCGCTTATTTCATTACTGGTATCCGCAAACTTAAACTGGAACTTAGAAATGCGAAAGGTAGTAGTCAAACCCAAAAGCAGCAAGGCGAAGAACCGTCTAGCTAATACCATGGATAATAATCCTGTTTGTATTGTAGAGCAGGATACTGGCAGTGAGTTGTTTCTTGCTTCCGAAAACCGCAAATACTTCTTCTGGGTCAGCACTCGCACTGGTAGCAATCGCTTCGGTGATAAAGCTGACGCACACTGGGAAGTTATCACTGAAATCAAGGATGTAATCTTGTGACTAACATTCCCACTGATAAACAAATTGATGAACTTTGGGATGAGATTGGAGGGTATTACAATCTTTATCCTGAAGTTAGGAAAACTATCCGTGAGGCACTAAATCGTTGGGCAGTTGTGGAGGATGAAGAATGAAACCTAAAACCCGTGTTATCTTAGAAATGGCAATCGAAGAAGGTGTGCGTCGTGGTTATCATCGTGCTTTTAAACACAATGATAGCCCGAGTGAAGGTGCTATCCTTGAATCGCTTGAAGAGCATGTAATGTCTTCAATCTACGAATACTTTGACTTTGAGGAGGGCGAATGAGTTTTACTAAGACCATTTCTGTTGTTGCTGCGCTCGCCAGTATCTTTGGTGCTGGTGCTGCTGGATGGAAACTGGCAAACGAAAATCAAACAAAACCAGCAGAAGAAGTAAATCAAACATACGAACAACATATCACTGAGCTACAAGAAAAGATTTCTACATTAGAAAAGCAGGCAACAAACGTTAATCCCCCTGCTCCTGTGCCACTTCCACAAGTGTCTGTAGCACCCCAGACGGCACCCAAACCTGCTATACTACCTTCAGTGACGCCACCACCTCCCCCAGTTCCTAATCAAACCCCACAAGAATAATGGATCTCATTGACACCATTGATAAGTTTATTCAGCAATGTGAAGGAGATTTAGAAGATCTATCATGGCAGATACGTGAAGAAACTAACTTTGAAGATAACAGTTTAGACTGGTTATCTGAAGAGTGGGATACAGTAGCAGAACACTTAGAAAATTTACAAAAGATCAAATCTATTATTGAAATTATGGAGATTGACGAATGAACGACCGAACTAAACCCGACAACACGATGCGTAATGCCACCATTATTGGTGTTTCGTTTCTTCTCTCACTGCTAGTTATCAACGCTGTGGTTGGTCCGCTGTATAATGTGTGGGCACAATCACTTCAAGGTAAAGCAGAACTTCAGAAGGCAGAATATACCCGACAGGTGGCAGTTCTTGAGGCACAAGCAAAGAAAGATAGTGCCCAACAGCTTGCTGATGCTGAAGTGATCCGTGCTCAAGGTGTTGCCAAAGCAAACCAGATCATCGGTAACTCGTTGAAAGATAACCGTGAGTATCTCCAGTATCTGTATATTACTGGTCTGGAAGATGGTAGTAAGAATGGTAACGTTACGATCTATGTTCCTACCGAGGGTGGTATGCCTGTCCCGACTTTACAAATGAACAAGTGACACTTTGACAACTGGCACAGGGTCCGTCACGGGCTCTGTGCTTTGCCCTATAATAACTACATCAACGAAACAACCATGTCTAACAACACTTCTACTCGCTCTGGTATGGGTTTCACGGGTTGGCTGACCATTCTGTTTATTGCTCTCAAACTGACTGGTCAGATTACTTGGCCGTGGGTGTGGGTTCTGTCTCCCATTTGGATCAGTCTTTTGATTGTTCTTGCTATTCTTGCTATTATCCTTCTGGTTGCTATCATCAACGAGGTGCGTAAATGATCCGTCTTGAATTCACCAAAGAAGAACTGGAGTATCTGTACTTTGCTGTACAGAACTACACTCCTCTGGATGGTATTGAAAATCTGAGTGTTGAGAAACAGTTTGAACTGTATGAAACAGTAAAGAACAAGATTGAGCATGAGTTTATTGCTGATCACATCTTTGATCTTCTTGAAGACCTTGAGTATCTGAGCTATGATCTTCATGAAGAATGGTGTGACAAACTGTGGTATGACGATGCTGAAGATGGGCGCACCATCGCTGTAAAGAGAGATCCCAAGATCTGGACTTGGGCGACTGTTGGACAACTTGCTAATCTTGTTGAGGAACTAAAGGAAACCAAATGAACTACGTTTGTATTATTGATGGTGTGCTTGAATTTGCTAGCACCAGCCCAGAAGATTTTGCCCATTACCTGATGGTATATGAAGATGAAGTCTTTGAGGCAGAAGAGAATGGAGCGTTTGTTCAGATGCTCTCCTTGACTGATGAAGAGTATAATGCTATGTTTCCTGTAGAAGATGATGAACTGGAGGAAGAAGAATGAGCGGCGGACACTTTAACGATTGTGGTTACGAATACTACAAGGTAGCACAGTTTGCTGATGAACTTGAAGCAGAAGTATGTAACAACTTTGAGCAAGATGAGTATGGTTTTGCTCACGAATATTCACCAGAAGTTTGTGAGTATCTGTTAGAGCAGGTTACCAAGATGCGTAAGATGGCAGAGATTATGAGGCATATTGATTATCTGTATTCGGGTGATCATGGTGAGGATAGTTTTATGGAACGTGTGAAAGAAGTGGAGGCTAAGTACGAATGAAAATCCAACTCAAAGCTGTCACAGTAACTTACACCCGAACTCTCACAGTTTCTCCCACAACTGAAATGTTTGAGGACTGGGAGGATTATCCAGATCAAGAAGGATTTGAGAGTTTAGTGCTTGGACAATTGTTTGATAAAATCCATTATGAGATGGGAGGACCCGCAAATCCTATGCCTTACACTAATGTAGAGCAGTTTGAAACTGTTGAGATTGACTGGGAGGGTGATGAAGAGGAAGATGAAGAATGATTGAAGCAATTGAAGTCGCACTTTATCATGGAAACATTCTCTGTGCCTTTTCTACCCGTGATGAGTGTAAAACCTTCATCAAAGAAAAACACCCTGATATTGACCCATTTGATATTCAACTAAAAACTCAATACATTAGTGATTACAAACCTTCTGGATACTTTGACCGATGACTAAACCTTATCTTTTGATTGTTGGGGACAACTATTACCCTTCTGCTTATACTGGTGATTGGGTTGCTTGTTATTCTACCGAAGAAGAAGCAAAAGAAAAATGGGAAGAACTATCTAAAGATAAGTATAGTAATGATTGGTATGAAATCGTTGATTTGAGGGAATGGATGGAAGATACTACATTTGATACTTTTGGACCTACTGGACTTATTGGAGACCCACAGTGAAACTCTTTCAACACGACAAAAAAGTTTGGGATAATGGTGAAACTGACCGCACTTGGCAGTTTGGTATTCTCAACAATCGTTCATTACTGTGGGTGAATTATGAGAACCCCAGTAGTTTAGTCCATAGTAATGGTGGATTACACATCATGCTCTCATTTTTTACTTCTTCTTCTCTTTTTGGAGCAGATTTTCAGTTTGGTGATGTTGGATTGAGTTTCAACTTTTTCACAGAATACTTTGAGGGGTGGAATGAATAAGGACGCATACTACGATTGGATTGATGAAAATGATACTTATCCAGAACATTCTCATAAGTGGATAGTGGGACTTTATAACAAATATGAGGGTGTAGAGGCACTTCACAGATACTTTGGAACATTTGATACAAGAGAAGAAGCAAAGGTATTCGCAGCAGATTATAGAGAAAAATACACAAAACCAGGATTTATAACAAGAACCAAAATCTTTCCTATGTGTGAGGTAGTATGACTTACTCAACTGATAAAGTAACCCGTGTAGAAGTGATTGACCAAGATGGAAGGTCTTATGTGAATTGGGACGACAATAATAAGGTAGAGTTGTCTTTTCAGGATGATGGAAGAACTCTCAAAGTTTTTATTAGCAATCGGGAAGAAAAATGACTGAAAGAGCACAAAAAATCTGGGAAGCATTCCTGTGGAAACCAAAGTATTCAGAAAGGACTGAGAAGTATGCTCTCATTCTTGCTCTCCGTGAAACTATCAACCAACTCCAGCAAAGCCCTGGTGTGATTATGTGTGCTGATGTGTTAGAATTGTGTGAGGAACTGGAGGCACTATGAAACTCTACCGATACAAGAAAGACGGACACCTTTATACTCTCTATGAGCAGTTGAGACCATTCTATAATCTTGTAGCAGTTCCTTATTTCCCAAATCAAGGTATTCTTGCTAAAAGTAAGAGGAGTATTTCTATGAATGACTTTATCGTGGTTGCTGAACGATGACTTACGAAGAGTTTTTAGATATTCCAGATAGTGTTCTCAAAGATTTGAAAGTTATTATTATCCTGAAAGAAAAACATAATATGGATATGACCGCAGAAGAAAAAGAAATCTGCGGACATATAGACAGATTTGCTTTTGAAAGAAAGAACTCTAAGGAACTGAATAAACAAAGACGACAACTTGAAAAACTTTTTGAGAAATGACTGAAAACCGACTAAACCATAAATTAGACACAAGTAAAATCAAAACACTCAAAGATGTGCGAAATGTCTTTCAGTGTATGAACTTGTATGCTTCTGCTGAAGAAGGCAACGAACAGTATGAACTCCTCAAAGAATACTTCACTATCCCAAATCCTCCGCAAGAATTCAAGTTTGAGTATCCACGCAAATCATTAGAAGAAATTCAACAAGAGTTTGATAAGAAGATTGATAAACAGATTGAAGATGTAGAGTATAAGTTCGCACAACTTAAATACTATCAAGAGTATCAGTTTAGTAAAAAGATTACCAAGATTATTGAGGATATTGAATACGCAAAAAAATATGGTAGTTTCCCACTCAAACTTACAGTAGGTAAATTAGATTACTCTACTCTTGGTGTGAGTAGTACCATTAGCACTAACGCATCCTTTGTGGTCAGAGGAAATACTGGTGTGGGATATTATGGTCTTGATGGTGGAAATTATAGGTTTTATATGGACAAGAAGCCAAATGTAGTTTTTCGTTGGTTTGTGAAACGACTTATGGGATTTGAATGGAGGGATGAGAAATGAAACTACGTGCTGCTGATTTGATGGTGATTGTAGATACTCTCAATCATAGTTTGCGAATTCAAAATTTTAGTGGTGGATTTACCCCAGAAACCAGAGAACGAACTATGAATGATATTATTGAGATTATGGCAACTATGAATGTAGAAGTTGTTTGTAGTGATGTAGAACCTATTGTTGTTTCTGCTGATGTTGGAGGTTGATGGACACTTGACGAACTGACCACTGACCCTTGAGGTTGGTGGTCTTTTGGTCTATAATACTCTCATACACAAAGGAACTCCAAATGGCAATTGACACCAGCACCTGTATCAACATCCTTCCTGATGAGGAATGGTATTACACAGTTGAAGACTCAAATATTGTCACCAGTATGGATGGTTGTACTATTTCCTATTGGCAAGATGGAAAACGACATACTCACATTACTATGGAAAAAGAAGAGGCACTCGCAGTAGCAGACGCAATTTACAAACTCTTTAAGAACTGAAATGACTGAACAACGTAAACTATGTAAAGATTGTCTCTATTATAGGAAAAGCTGGTTGGGTCATCTTTTTGGGAACAACTCACTTGATCGGTGCTATAATCCCATCGTAACTGGTGATTTTATAACTGGAGACAAAAAAAGTCAAAGTTGTGAAAATGCCAGAGATTTTGAGATGTATTGTGGTAGAGATGGTAAGCATTTTGAGCAGCTATGGGGTGATAGGAAATGACTGAATATCAACCAACACCACAAACACCAGAGCAGGTGAATGAAGGTCTCCGTAATGCTATGAAACAAGCAAAGAAAGATGGTGTATTTACTATGAACAAAGTAAAGTTTATTTCTGTCACACGCACAATTGATCCTAAGACACGCATTCATTATCTTGATGCTGTTGATGAGAATGGAATGCACTGGTCAGCACAAATGGAAACAAATGTAGAGCCTTGGATTATCTACAAAGAAGTTTGGAAAAAAGATCCACAGCAACCGTATGACTAATCAAAAATACTGTTCTGGTTGTAAACAAGATCTTCCATTGTCACATTTTGGTGTGAACCGTTGTAAGGGTGATAATCTCAGCCCATACTGTAAGAGTTGTACCAAGAGACATCAACAAGAAGTCAAAGCACTCAAAAAAGTACATCCCAAACCAAACAAATGTGATTGTTGTGGTAAAATAACTGATGGATTGTTGATTGATCATTGTCATGAGACAGGACAATACAGAGGTTGGATTTGTAGAAAATGTAACACTGGCATTGGTATGTTGGGTGACAACCTAGATGGTATCAAGATGGCAGAAAATTATTTGATGAGGACCAATCATGACTGACCAACAAATTGATCTTTTACGCACTCTGATACAAGCGGAGATTAAATATGCTATTCAGAATGAAAATGACTATCGGTTTGCTTTTGAACAGGATAAAGCAAATGATCAAGCCTGGGAAACATTCAAACGAACTTTCAGAGGAGGAAATGTGGAAGAAGATGTTTGAAAACCCTGAAAAGATCTATGTTTCCAAGGAAGCTTATGATAGACTGGTAGAGATGATTAACCGACCACCAACACCAGAACAAATCGAGAGCATCAGGAAAATTATGAACCGCAAAGCACCATGGGATTAAACGAAGATATGCCGTGGGTGAATCTCACACAAGAAGAAGTAGATGAACTCCGCGCAAAGAAACATGAACTCACGGAATACGGTAAACAACGACTGAAACAACTGATGAACAATCAAGAACCATACCCCGATGCCATGTTTGAAGAAGCTGAGCGTAGGGAAAAGAGCAACCGTGTTCTACAACGATACAACGATTATTACAACATGGAATGTGCCAGTTTGCCACATGGCACACCCGTCACACCAGAACAACAACAGATGATTACTCTACAATCTATGATTGATGCCCTACGGTGTGAATATCTCAATCAAGAATACAATCAAATTGCCATTACAGATATCGAAGATCTGATTGAAGCACTGTATCAACAATCCATTTCATTTCTGAATAGAGTAAAACAAACCTGGGGACCAAAAGAATGAATATTCTATTTGCTGCTGTGGTGGGAATTGCTTTTATTATCTTTATTTCTAGTGTAGGACAATGACTGACGAACCATTCTATCGTTTCTTTGCGATTGATTATTTTGCCACTGGTGAAGGACGATCGTATTGGCTACAAATCTGTCGTAATTATCCATTGATTGACCGAGATCGTGAATATGAAAGATTTGCAAAGTTTGTTCCTGATGATCATTATCTACATGGATTTGATGAACTTACAGAGGGAGAGTTTCTGGAGAAGTATTCAGAACTTATTCCACCACATGTAAAGGTTCAAATCAATCGTAGAGATCAACCATTCTTCACCTGGCAAGCACACTTACACGTTAATTACTCATAATGGACGATAAAACACTCTTTAATCCAGACGAATTCCTCCTTGATAACATCAAATCATACCATTATGAAGTGATGGATGAAGGTGAACATGTATGGATGGCATTCTACTTCCCAGACAACAGAACTGGTCATCTAAACATCTTTCTCAATAATGGTAGAATTAATACACGATACGAAGAATGGGATATTTAAATCATAACTTACCAGACTGGACTTGCTATGTTCGCAATGAGTTCTTGTATAATCATAAGAAAGGACACAAAGAAGTCAGTCTGTGTAATGTACATTCAGTTGCCTCAATTGAAAAGCGTGTGCCATTGTTTGAAGTGTTGTTAGAAAATGGTGTGAACTGGACACGTAGACCTCTTCATTCCCTCTGTTGGAAACCAGATGCTGAAATAGAACCACTTGAACAAATCATGTACTGGGATTGTTTCTCTTCCTACATTGATGTTCAACGCAGAAATCGTCTTGCTGGACTACAAGCTGAACTCATTCGACCTGATAACATAAAAGTGAAAGGTGAATACATGTTCACTCTTGACTGGGGATTTGAAAACAAAGCCATGACTGATTTTAATTTCTCAGAAACACCAGAACATAAATGTGCCCATCTATTCAAAGTGGAAACAGGTAATTACTACGCATACCCAAATAATAGAATTGTATGGTATGATAGTTCATGGACATTTAATCGTCTCACACAAAATCCTGGATACGAAATTGATACCACAGTCTATTCAGTAGAGAACAAACGATCATTCGAAACGTCCGATCATTACATTTACAACATCATTCATCATGACACTTAGAGCACAACAATTCATGGACCAAGTATGGAATGAAAGAAATACATGGGCAGATACAGAAAATAAACTTGTAGCTGCTATCCTACGCAAACTAGTATTTCATGTAAAAACATACAAGGCATCTACCATGAATAATCTAGAGGTTCTTGATAGAAATGATCTCATCACACTGTCAAAAGAATTAGAACAACTCAAATGACATTCACTCAAACATGTAATCAACCATACGATAGACACAAGTATAAACTCTATCTAACAAATGGTAAGGTAGAACAGTATGAATGGTATGATGAACTACAAGCACGTTGGTTTCAAACACCAAAAGAATTCCTATCACATGTAGAAGTCATAGATAGAAAGAAAAAACGATGACATACGAAGTACAAGCATGGGATGATAACAACAAGATGGTATGTTATTATTCAGTAGAAGATGCTATTGATTATGATGATGCTAGAGATGTAATTAAATACTTACACCCAGATAAGAAAGTTATCGCAGTTGTCAAGAAGAATGATTGACGAGAATACACCCTACAAACTAGCAGAAATCATACGAGATACATGGCCTCAATTATATCATCTCAACAAGAGTGATATTGAGAATCAACAAGTAAAAACGATCTACGATCGTTGTTGTCAAGGTGCTTCCGCGCTAGTTATACCAAGGGTTCTCAATAAGGTTGAGGTTATTGAGAATCAATAATAATAAATGGTTAAAAAAATATAGTATGACCGAGTGATACAGAGGAAGAGAACTGAATCGAGCGGAGGTGTTGTTGTCTTAGCGTGTAACCTATCGAAAGTCAAGTTCAGGTGTGCCAGTACTCAAAGTGTCACAAAACCCCTCAGAGGACCTCCTAGGTGCCTTATACTACCTAGGTAATCGAGAGACACACAAATGCTCACCACGACTGAGGTTATTGAGAAACCCCTGACCCCTCAGCAGAAGATTGCCCTGGACAATCAGAAAGTCTGTGAGGAATTCATTCAAGCATACGAGGCAGGTGATAGACAGAATGCCCTACAGTATGCTAAAGTGGTTATGCTGAAGGCGATGTCCCTCTGAGGTTTTCCACAACCTGTGGAAATTGTGGAAAACTCAAAATCTTAAAAAGTCAAAAATCTCGTTTTTTAAGTTTTTTGAAAAATTGAGAAATTAAGTTTTTTAAGTTTTTTGAGTTTTTCTGTTTTTTTATCCCTTAAACGTTAAAGATTAACACACACATGACTAAAACCTTTACTAATTTCAATAGTACAGCTATTAATAGTGTTACTATTGAAGAAAATGTAGTGAAAGTGGTGTATAATAGTAATATTGACAAAGAATATACATTTAACTGTGAAAATGTAGAAGAATTTGAACAGAATTTGAGTAAAGAACTCATTGGTATTGAACTAGAACAATCTAGTGGATCTGTTGGTCGTTTTATTAACCAACAGATCAAAGATAAAGTCCTAGTTCAATCTAAATAATCACACAGTTTGAGTAACTAAAACCCAAGACAATGAGCAACAAAAACTATCGCTACAACAGCAACGATAAGTTTAAAGAATTCGACGATGATTTTGAAGACTACGGCTACGATGTGAAGAACATTCGTAGGCAATCTAAAAAGAAAGTTACCAAATTCAAGACCAAAGACGATGAGTGGTATGACAGTTTCTGAACTGTCCACTGATCGCCCCACTGCCCCCTGATCCCTGATATCTTACATAGGTCGTCGGGAATTCACCCCAATGCGTAAGATCGAACGCCAGATGAACGCCGCTATCAAGGCAGGCAAGGATTGGAAGTCTGCCAACACTGAGGTGATCTGCTGCAGCAATGTGTCTGATGTGTTCCTGCATGGCAATCTGATTGCTCGTGTGGGTGAGACTTGGGTTGAGATCTTTGATGGTGGTTGGCAATCCAACACCACCAAGTCTCGCCTGAATGCTATTCTGGCAGAGAATGGTTGCCCTGGTGATGGTGTCTTCCAGAAGAACTTCGCCTGGTTTGTTACCTTCACTGATTGTAAAAATCAGAAAGTCACTGTTCCTTTCTTTTCTGGTATGCGTCTGAACTAGTAAAATCTCAAAATATTAGAAATCTCAATAAATTAAAAATATTGAGATTTTTAATATTTTATAAATTATAACTCATATGTTATAATATACTATTAACAACACTTGGAGTTAACTATGACTATTCAAGAGATGTATCAAGAGATGAAAGAACAACAGCTTGAAGATAACTTGAATGGATATAGTGATCAAGATATCTACGATGATTTCTATACCTTTGTAGAGATAGATTACACTACTCAAGAATAGTTTACAAGTCAAGTTCAATTGTGCCAGTTTCTGAACTGTCCACTATCACTTGAAACTGGCACAATTTGATGCCATACTAACAACATCAACACAAAACCAATGAACCTGAAGATCACTCACATCGTTTTTGATTGTTACCTTGAGGATGAAGATTGGAATGAGTATGATGCTGTTGAGACGGCAGACTTGTTAGCATCTCGTTATGTTGAGACTGTGTGGAATGTTGATAATGAAGATGCCTTATCTGATGCTGTCAGTGATAAGTCAGGTTGGTGCGTTGTTGAGATAGATTATGTGCCAGTTGATGAAGTGGCACAGTATCCCACCAAATGACCCTGAGGGGTGCCATACTATAAAAGTCAACACGAAACGAACCGACAATGTGGGATGAAATCGCTGACATGCCTGGTGAGATCTTCGATGTAGAAGATTGGAAGCAAGTTCAGGAAGAAAATGAAGAACCAGGATGGGATCTTTCTGGTTTTGATGAAGCAAACTGATTTTACCACTAACTAACACAAACTCATGGATCGCAAAGAACTTCAGGAACAACTTGTCCAGCAGATGTTGGATGACATGGATCTCAAAACTGTGATGTGTCTCTGCTATGATTACATGATGGAGGGATACGATAAGTATAGTGATGAAGAGCTGAATGAAGAGGTTCAGCAATACTATCCCGAACTGCTGGAAGTATAGCTAACTGGTCAGCCGCCCGTGTGCCAGTTGAGGCACTGTCCACCAACTGCCACAGATCGCCTCCCCCTGTGTCTATAATGTCTACATGACAAACAACCCCTACATCGCTCAGATCATCGCCCAGGGCAAGGAGCCCAGCAAGGCGCCTGCCCCTAAGGCACAGTACCCCCGTACTATCCATGGTCGGACCTTTGAGACTGAGGCAGACTATAAAGAGGCATTGGCAGACTTCCTGAACGGGATGTGACAGTCCCCGAACTGTCCACCAAACCCCCCACACTGCCCCATCTGCTGCCATACTAGTCTCATGAACAACAAAGCAATGAATCTGTACATCCTGAACGAAGTTCTTTCTGATTATACCTCTGGCATGTGTGTGATCGCTGCCGAGTCTAAAGAAGATGCTCGGGTTTTCTTCATCAAAGAGTTTGGTGATTATCATGCTGATGATTTCGATAAGTATGGAGAGTTTACTGTCATTGAGGGTGTGAATCATCCTGCTGGCATTGTCTCCTATGTCTACGGTGGGGGGTGACAGTTGAAGAGGTGGCACAGACCCCGTTGATCTGCCCCCCTCACCCCCTATAATACTTTCAGAAGCGAACCCTCCTAGCGAAACCACCCGACATCGGACAGGTCCTAGGTAAGATCCTTCACTGCTGTAGGGGAGATCGGCACCCCATCTCAAACCAATTCTTTACATCATGTCCATCACCTTGACTGCTAACTACAAGGAAACTCTCAACGCTGACACTGTTGAGAAGGTTGATGAATTGCTAGAAGAGAATTATGCTCTCGATGACATGTTGGAGTTCATTGATGAGCACGACGAGAGCGATTTTGTTGCCCATTATGAAGAATATTGCCGCTGTGGTGAGTCTATCGGTTATGATGCCGTAGATGCTCTCATCGAAGAACAGGGCATTGATTACATCGAAGGTTGCGATGAACGCTTCCGTGGTTGGTTCGAATCTGAGGCAGACTTCGCTGAAGATTACTATAACGAAACCATGGATGTTCCCGATGGTTTGGTGATTGATTGGCAGGCAACCTACGATAGCAACTTGCGCTACGATTTCACCTCTTGTGAAGTGAAGTATCGGCAAGTTGCTATCTTCAGCGACTACTGATCTTCACTCACAAAGTAACAACAACTCACAACGACACAATGGCACATTTTACCATGCCTTCCCTGCCTGTGATCCGCCAGCAAGGGACGCTTGCCGAACTGGTCTATCGTTGGGCGATGCGTCGTCTGGGGCTGTAGACTGATCACATCGAAACGAAACGCCCATGTCTCGCCTTCTCGCCTATCTGCTGTTCGCTGGTCTGACTGTTGGTGCTGGTCTCGTGGTGGCAGACGCTGCCCGCTTCACTGTCCAGCAAGTCAACGAGGCAACCGAGAAGCGGTGTGCCACTTACAACAGTGTCCTCCCAGGCGCCTGCAAGATGCCCTGACCCTGTAGGATAACCTCAGTTCAAACGAAACGACCCATGACCGCCTACGCCTTCTACCGTGTCGAGCTGGACCGTGCCGATGGCAGCACCGCTGTAGAGTATCGCAAGCGTCGCAAGGCAACCACTGCTAAGGGCATGGCCCGCCAGCATGACAACGTGGTTAATGCCGTGATTGAAGAGATCCGCTACTATCGTATCGAGGGGTGGAAGCGCCTCACGGTCACCCGTGTGCCAGCGTCCGAAGTGACCACCTATGCCCGCTGAGGGCACCGCTGACCCTGTAGACTAACCACATCGAAACGAAACGAACCATGACCAACGCAACCGCCACCCTTCCTACCTACAACGGTTGGGCAACCTACGAAACCTGGAATGCTGCCCTGTGGGTTCAGAATGATGAGTTCCTCTACAATACCGCCAAGGCATGTGTAGAGTACTGCGGCGACAATGAGACCCCCTGGGATAAGTTCGTGCGCTGCATGATGGATGGCATGATCGGTCGCCACCTCGGGCAAACCAAGGATGGCGTGGCATGGGATAGCGTCGCCATTGATGCTGACGAGATGAACGCCATGATGGCAGAGCTGTGACGGTTGAGGGGGTGGCACAGTCTGCCCCCGATCTTGCCGCCCGACCCTGTAGACTAACAGCATGAACAAAACCAAGATGACTCACGACGAACTGATCGCCTCCGTGATGGCATCCTACACTGAGCGCCTCGCCCGTGAGGAGGCACACCGCCAAGCGATCCGCGATGCCGTCGCTAACGGGACCTACCAGGCACCCGAGGGACAGTGGGGAGAGTGGAACATCAGCGATCGGGACTGACCCCCAGACCGTCTAGACTAACCACAGATCAAACGAACCGAGCATGGCACTCTACAACATCGCAACCGATCTCAAGACCCGCCAGACCGTATGGGTCAGCACCAACGTGGTGAAGGGTCGCCCCCAACTCAACTCCCACCGTCAAGACCGCCTAGGCGCATCCCTGGCAGCAGGGGGCATTGATGGGTTCAGCGCCGCAGAGTTGGCAGGTCTCCACACAGACTACCAGGGCAAGGGGTGACCCCC